TATACATGTTTTGTATGGGTACCCCCTTAAAAAAGTAGGATAAAGCACTATAACTTAACAAATAAGGTTATGGTCACTCTTCTATCTGTAGTTATTCTCATCTTACTCTAGTATATATGTATATACGAGACTAGAATATAAGAGGCATTGTTTGTGGCGGGCGAGTTCACTACATAAGTTAAATTTAAATATTATTATGGTATGAGTTTGCGTCGGTGTATGACAAAGCGTCCCTCACTCAACCAACCACCAAGTTGAGTGGAGACGCTTGTCGCCGTCAATAAATCTTCATACTGTAATATCTACTCCATACATCCGTTTGAAATCTCTTCTCATGGGATGGAGTGCGGATTCTGTTCCATGTGTTGTGTACATCGGGCCTTTGATTGTCGGAGGGGGGACAATCTTGTAGACACCTGATTTAGCACGATCAACTCGGAAGCCTAACCGCTGTAGTTCGGCCATGACATTCTTCATAGCTTTGGACTGATGCTGGCGTGGCACCTGATATTCTCCTTTGTAGTATCTGATCTATTTCCAGTGAAAACTAGTATATCAGCTACGTCAGGAGTTTGCAACCCAGACAAGCACCTTTATAGTTCGGCGGTCTGGGGACTATTTAAAAAATAATCATTTTAAAAAATGCTCTTTGAACTTCGGTGGTCTGGGATCTATTACTATTTTTATAAAGATTATTCTCTAGTAGATATACTATATACATAGCATACCTACTAGAGAGAGAATCATTCGTCCGGAGTGTTGCTCTCTGCAAGATTAGCAAGATGCCAGAGAGCATTTGCTCGGATTGCCGGGTCAGTTGAACACAGTCCGGTGTAAATCTTTTGGATGTACTCCAGCAAGGTATTGTATACCTTGTTCTTGGAGTCTATCAGTTCTCGAAGCTTCTCAATCACTTGTTCACTGCTGTAGATGTATTCGTTGATTTGTTCGTTTGTGATACTCATTGTGTTTCTTTCTTTGTATGAATATTTTTTATATGTTAATATAGGTTTATAGAGATTTATGTAGGGCACACCACAGTGTCGTTTAAGAAGCGTTAGACACGCATTCCCCTACAATCGGTGGAGATGCTGGGAATCGAACCCAGATGATGGACATTGGCGAACCGCAGTCCCGAAGCCATTTCATCCCCGCGTGCATATTTTTGTGCAGAGAACATGCAAACTCCGTCCGTTCATTTTACCAAGGCTTACGGCCATCCTTGTAACTTACAGTGAAGTAAGAATGAGCAGTTTGACTACATGCTCAGGTAGAAACTTCAGAAGGGAAGTTCGTCCTCATCAGCCTCAATGCTAGGAGCAGGGCTGGAAGTGTTTGTTGATGCAGACTCGGCACGGGCAGAGTTCTTCCAAAGGTCGACCGGGACAGTCTGTCCACCGATGACCATGGAGAAACGACCACATGGAGCATTGACCGCAGCGTACTGGTCCTTGGGAACGAGGTTGCCACCTTCGTCCACTTGGATGATTTGCTGAGCACCAGCCCAGTTAGTCGTCCACTGACGGCTCATGTCACCAAGAACCTTGATGCGGTCTTCGGCCTTCTTGATTTTTGCCTGTGACCAGTTGGTCTGTGCAACAAGTTCAGCCTTGAGCACTGCGGCTTCCTTGCGGAGGCGAACAATGCGCTGGAACTGGTCAACAGTTGCGTCAACAAGGTTCAAGAAACCCTGATTGGTACGGGACTGCTCGCGATTGACAGTGCCAATCTCGAAACTGGTCACGGGAACGCCGGTTTCATGGGCGTAGGCAGCAATGATGTTGCCACGCTTTTCCATGGTACCAAGGACATCCACTGCACCAGCATCCTTGAATGCGTTAAATGCGTGCTTGATTCCGTCCTCAGAGGCACCGAACTGTTGCCACAGAAGAGGCATGCCGTCCACAAACTTGAGGCCAATGCGGGAAGCCGTATCCAAGAACGACTGCGTATCAACGGGCTTTTGGGCCGAAGCATTGACGAATGAACGAAGCAGTTCGGACAGAGTCATGGTCTCGCCGTCAATGACAACCTCAACATTCATCTTGACAGGCTTGAAGATGCCGGTCACGATTTTGTAGGTGTCACCAGTGTACGGGGACTTCTGTTCGATGACGCTCATGCGTGACAGGGTTGCCTCGTTAAGAGTTGCATACGCAGGAACCTTGATTCCGTTGATGCTACCGTTGAAGGCAATCCGACGACCAGCGTGGAGCGTTGTGGTACGGCCCGTGGTCTCAAAGACTTCGGGATTATCTGCAATGGTAGCGAACAAGTCGCCACCAAGGTTAAACTTACTAAGCAAATCGCTCATATAAATATTCCTTTTGTTTGTTTTTTATGTGTGTTTTTTACTTGTGAGCAGGAGATTCGTCTGAAACAGATTCATCTCCCATTCCTTTGTTGGAACCGCTGGTCTCACGGAAGCCGTCCATGAACTCATCCTTCAAAGACTTGCTGACTTCAGCAGACTTCTTGGGAAGGGCCTTGGTACCAGCAACGAGTTTGCCAGTGAGTTTTCCAATACTTTTTGAACTAGTGATGTTCTTCATTTTATTTTTCTCCTCAGTGTAATTATCTGTCGTAGAATGGTCCGAGTAAAGCGTCAAGTAGGTCGAGCAGCCAATCAAACATTTTTTCGTTTTCCTCCCTTCATTCTTCCCCTTTCCTTGAAGGAACCTTGAATGTGGAGTAGTGAAATGTAAGAAATGACTGCTACGACCAACCAGACGATTAATGAGGTCATCCAACTCGCCTGTACGAACCAGAGTTGTCTTGGTCATACAGACGAGTTACCGGGGCCTTTGAACTGCGACCCACGAACCGCACCCACCCCTTAGCCAATCCAATGTTGAGCAGGATTGACTGAAAGAACAGGACGGTTACCATGCCGGTGAAGTACCAGTACCACATTAGGAAACCGACTTTACGTAGTTGTCGATGTACCATTGTGCAAGTGAACCATGTTCACGGAGCCGGCGAGAGTGCTCAATGTTGTATCTAGGATACGCCTTGAAGTACTCAGTACCGTCATACAGGTTGGCTTCCGGGTTTCTCCCGGTGTGGTCAATAATCATGAGAACGTTGGAGTCCATGCTGACGCGGATGTAGGCCTGACCACCATTGTGGTGATACAGTCTATTTTCGTTGGCAGCAATGTCAACAAGTTCAAATGCTTGCAGGCTTGTTAGTGTTTGCATTATTTGCTCCTTGTGGTGTATTTGTTGCGTGCCCAGTCGCCGGTGTAGAGGCCGATGACAAAGCACACGGTTGTAATTGCAACTGTGATGTGCTTACGCATTTTGCTTTTCCTTGTAGTGATTGTAGATATCGTCCATCTTGGACGGATTGTCGCCAGCCCAATCAACATCCTTTTTCTTGTCTTCTTCTTGACTTATGAGCCATATGGTGATGGCAATTCCAAGTAGAACACCGGCGTTGAGTAGTCTGACTGTCTTGATGAATGATTTCATTGATATTCTCCTATATTTGTGAGGTTGTTTGGAAGATTGGATTCATGCAGAATCATCAGTCCACCGTATAGGGTGTCCAACGTTTGTTCGCACTCGTTCAATGTTCCTTTGAAGAGGATAAAGCGGTCAGCCATATCCACGATGTAGTAGTTTTTCATATTACTTTCTTTGTTTGATAGTTATAGTCCTACTAGTATTTTTAGAAGTGAGGCAGAAGCCGGCGAACCGACTTCCACCCCACTACTTCACTAGGAGGGACACGCGAATGGGCCTGTTGAATCCATTGTCAAGAGGGAAACTATTTCCTTGGGGCACAGGCAAGACCCAGTCCGTCTTAAGTCTACGACGTGTAGAGATGGTAGGGGGCTACCATCCGCCTTTTAGAGTCATGCTCGGGACTATTAAGAGATATTTAGATTATTCATGTGGTCTGCTCTCATTGACCACAATAAGTCCGAATTGGACAAAGGTTTTTATTTCTCGCGACATACTATAGGTTTCTGACCGAACCAGTATGTAGTTTTATGGGTGTTGTCAGTATGTAATCTTTCCTTGCTCAAGGGAAAGAGATTTTTACCAGCGTTCGCGTACGAAATTGCTGAGAACTTGAGTGATGCGTTCCATTAAGAACGGGTCGAGCTTTGACCCCCGAAGTTGTTCTGCTATCCACGGACGTACGGAACACAGCATGTCGAAGTAGATTTGGCCAAGGCGCAAATCATCTTCACCAGACTGGTTTTCATAGTTCTGATGGACATCGGCCAGAAACTCTTCGTATGTGATGTTTGCGAACTTCATGAGAACATCTTTTCCCAGCAAACAGGATGAATACCTGTCATGATGAGTTCACGCTCGTCAGGTGAAAGATTGGGCCAAATATCTTGGACCAAGTACTCACCCGTGTAGTGCTTCATGTAAGACTGAAAGTCCAAGGTGATGTCGTTTGCAACACCGCACATGCGACAAGTGGTCGTGTACACGCAGATGTCTTGGCTGTCGCCGGCAAAGTTGTATTGCTTATTGGTTGTCATAAGTAAGGGGCCTCCTATACCCCATTCCTTCGTTGGGTGGTCTGGGAACTATCATCCTGACCTCTTAGTCCTACTCATATTTTTAGTGAGCCCGCGTAGCGGGCGAACTGTTGACTGACCCGAAGCCGTCCACCGACTATCGCGGGAGGCGAAGCCACGATTTTTGAGTTGACCCCGTAGGGGTCGACGAAGAAATCGTATTTTTTAGAGTATTTCAGTGGTGGCCCGGGTCTCCGAAGAAACCCAGACCACCACTTACTTGGACAGGACAGAGGCAGTGCTCTAGCGACTACCGCGCTCACCACCGTTGTCGCGCCACTCGAGGTACTCAGCCTCGGTGACGGGGACATTGTTGATGGAGCGACGGAAGGTCGCTTCGGCCTTGTCGATGTTCGACTTGGCCTGCTCGAGGATGGCTGAGAGCACCGGGTCGTCCCCGATGCGCCATGTGAGCGGTTTGCGCTTGCCTTTCATCTCGTACCTCCTAGGTACAGTGTGGTCATTGATGGGTGACCACTATCCCATTCCTTCGGTGGCGCAAAGCCAGCAAAGGGAGAAAGGGAGCAGTTTTACAACTAAATGCTCAGGTTGGGCCTATCGCACGCGTACTCGGCCATGGTAGGGGTGAGCAGTTTTACATCATGCTCAGGATGTTGGCCTCTTACGGAGCCACCCGCCTCTTTGCTAAGAGAGGGCCAAGCGGGGAGCAGTTTTACATCGTGCTCAGGATGTCCCGTCAGAAGGACAGGAAGTCGTCGGACTCGACGGCGGGAGCCTTGGGCGTCTCACGCTTGGCGAGGTCTGCGAGCAGAGCCTGCGCCTTGGCGAGAGCCTCGGGGGCCACGGGGACGGACTCCTGACGAGCCGACTCCACCATGGTGTTGAGCACCGTGGAGAGAGTCGTCTTGACGAAGAGCGAACCGCCCTTGGACCGCTCGATGTTGGCGGTGTCGACCACGACCTCGTAGGAAACCTTCTTGGTGAAGGCCTCGCGGAGGATGGTGACGAGCACAGCCAGTGCATCGCGGGACTCGAGGTTCACGAAGATGTTGGTCGTGATGAGACCGTTCGTGTCCTTCGGCTTGACCCACACGGAGTCCTTGTCCTTGCTGGTGTTGAGCCAGCCTTCCAGTGTTGCCATGATGTACCTCCTAGATACTGCAACTGGGGGAGACGGTCTCCCCACTCCTTTGGTGGGCGACTTTCGGCGCACCCACCTTTAGCCGTCCCACGAGACGCGACCCGCGAAGCGAGACCCGACCCGTGTAGAACTTTAGAATACGCTCCGACTTGACCCGCACGGCGAAGCCGAGCCGGCCGAGGCGAGGCGAAGCCCGAGCGAGCGAAGCGAGCGAGACTGTTGGAAGCCTGTCTGGTTTGGTGTTTGAGACCTGACATTTGGCCCCGAAGGGTTTTTAGAATAACCATATCAGATCTTCTTCTCACGGTACCAGACCATGGCACGGAAGAGATAATCGGTCATGAGAGTGTCGCTGTTGGGCGTAACGGTGTAGAGCCACTTGTCGTGGTTGGCATTCTTGCGGTTCACCTTGAGCAGGTAAGAGGCACGAGCCATACGCAGAATGTGCATGTTAGTTGCCTCTTCGCCATTTGCCTCTTCAAAGGCAACGACACGAGCCATGATGTTGGCTGCAGCATTGTTGAGGATAGTTGTACGACCTTCCTTGCTGGTTCGACTCGGGATGAAGAAGGTCTTCATGACATTCGTCACCAGATTGCGGAAGTACATCTCCTGCTTGCGATCTTCAAAGACATCCTTGATCTCTTCAATCTCCACAATGCTGGCCTTGAGGAACTCAAACACCCTAGCAAACGTCTCGTTGATCATGTTCTCGCGAGGAACTTGGAGATCCCTGACAATCGGAGAGTTGGCAGGGTCAAGGTGCCTTGTGTAGTTCTTGATCCTGAGAGCTTTTGCAGTGGAGTACATGTTGCGGCTGTACCACCAGTAAGCGTCCATTGGTGCGCCTGTCAGGATGTTGTGGATCTCCTGGCTGGACCATTCAGCCAACAGCCTAAGGTCACAAACATCACCCTTGCACTGCTGAATTGCGTCAATCATGTCCTCGTTTGCACAGGGCAGAGTGCTGAACGGAGCGTCGTAGATGGCATACCGCAGCATCTTGGTCTTGACCTGGCCACCAACGCCACCGCTGTTGTGCATTGAGACCTGGTAGTTGTAGCGGGTGGAAGCCCAGTCCCACACTGCAGGCTTGGGACGGTTGGACCCATTGACCTTGGAGGGCAGCTGTCCAGCAGTGCTGGTCTGGTTGAACTTGCACAAATCCCTCATGTTGATGGTCGGCATGTCAAGTTTGTTGACGAACACAGGACCAGGAACCTTGACGTTAACGATGTCAAACTCTGCCCAGTCGTTGGGAGTACGGATGAGCAGGGCAGCAAGACGCTCAGAACCATCAAGTTCCACGATCTTACGGATGTGAACCATGATCTCGTCGTCCAAGTCAGCACCACCCAACTTGACACAGGTCTCTGCCCACTGCTTGCCAGGCATTGCAAATGTCTGAGTCTCCTTGTGGTAGCCGCAGTTAGTGTTCTGCAGGTCAATGTCGTAGCCAGCCAAGAAGATGACCTCCTTAGTCATGACGTAGGCACGGTAGGCCCATGGCATGTAGAGGAAAGACTTCTTCTCGAAAGCAGGAGCCTGCCAGTTAGGAGACTTTGTGCCGTATTCATCGGTCCTGGTGTCGGACAAGAACATCTTCTTGATGCTGTTTGCCCGCATGAACATCAGGGTCTGTGACACGCCAAGATCCAGCTCAAGGTCGTTGAGAGTTGCATACATCTTGTTGAGGCCCTTGTTGACCCCAGCATTACGCAGCTTACGGAACTTATCCGACTCAGTGACAGCACGCTCGTTGCGAAGCATGGTTGTCCACTCAATGTCCTTGCCATCCCTGATATTTTGCTCCATGTCGTCCAGAACAGTCTGGAATGCGTCAAGGAGCTCCTTCGGATCAAATATGCCCTTGATGCCGAAGAACTGAGCCTTGGTCTGGTCGTTGGTCTTCACCATGCCAGGGCCGTGGTGGGCCTCAAGTGTGATGATCTCCCAGGTGCCATCAGTGCCCAACTCGTTCTTGAAGTTGTCCACAGAGGTGACGATGTCGTAGCTGACAGAACCATCGCTGAGACCCAACTCCACCAGACGTGCGTTGAGCTTTGCCCTCTTGGCAGTGAGAACGTTGCCCTTGATTTCGCCAGCAACACCGTTGATGTTGGTGAGAACACGCAGAGTGTGGTTGGTGATTTCCATATCGTCCATCTGCCTGAGGATCTTGCTCATTGCTGTCCTGGACATGTGGACGTTGTTGCGGTATGCATCCTTAGCTTTCTCAAGTGCCATCACGCTGACACCGTCAAATGCCTTTTCTGCGTTGAACTCGTTCTCCAAGTTCGGGAATGCCTTGAGGATGTCTTGGTGGGTCAGAACCAAGATCTTGAGCATCCGATCCTTACCCCTAACGTTGACCTTGTAGCCACGTGCAGCACGAACCAGTTCAGCCAAACGCTTGGTCATCTTGTCAGAGTTCTTGACAGACAGACCAAACTCAGACAGATTGCTCCAGCCCTTCTTGCCATGGTCCTTGACGCGGATAATGGTCTCCGAGTCAAAGTCAGCCCAGCCAAAGATGCTGTCAGTCGGACCAGTCTCGTTGCCAGACTTGATCATGGTTGCCACCTGAGGCTCGCCATCCAGTGGATTCTTCCATGACGTGATGTTCACGATGAACGACTTGCTACCAAAGATGTGCTCCAGCAAAGCATAGTGGTAACTGCCTTGATTCACCTCTTCAATGACAACAGTCTTGTCCTTTGCGAACCAGTACTCAGGGTCATTGGTGATCACACGGCTGATCGAGGTGACCATAATGTCTTGATCCAGACGTGTTTCAACCAGGTATTCCTTAATCATCTTGTTTCCCTCCTTAGGGGTCTTGCTTGTTGCGTCAGGGGACTTGTCCACCTTGGCGAACCGTTGTGGTTCAACGGTTTCGGTCACCTGTTCGATGACTTCGTTGTTGATTGGTGTTGGCTCCATGATTTCCTCCTCATGGGTTGAGACGGGGCTGATTTCTCCACCACCGTCATTGTTGTCTGTTGGGGTCGGGTCGACCGGAAACACTCCACCGTCACCGTCTGGGTCATCGTCGCCCTTGGGCATGTTGGAGTGCAGTTCTGCGTCAGAGCCTCGCAAGTTGCCAGGCAGACCATAGAACTTAAGAGCTTGCTCGTTTGCAGAGACCACCTCAGGCTTGAAGGACTCAAGGTAGACGCCATCCAAGCTCCTCACGCGAGACAAGCCCACGTAGCACTGACCGTCAGCAAACAGGGCATCTGCTGTGATGATTGCGGAATCCAGAGTCATGCCCTGGCTCTTGTGAATCGTCATAGCCCACGCAGCCTTGAGAGGAATCTGCCATCTGTACTCAACCTCCTTGTTGCCTTGGTGGAACTTCTCACGAGCAATCCACCTGACACCCAAACGGTTGAAATCAACCTGAACAGCCTCTTTTGCCTCATCAATCTGAAGCACAATGCCAGTGTCTCCGTTGACCAGGTCTTTGTGATTCAACAGGCAGATGACCTGTGCTCCAACCTTAAGGTTGAGTTCCTTGGGTACAAGTGTGTTCTTGTCCCAGAATGCAACGTCTGGCTGCCACTGACCGTTGATCATCTTGTTTGGGTTTCTGTCAACTGCCGTGAACTTGCTGATCTTTCCAGGCAGTTCAGCCATCTTGCTGTTGTTGATGGAATCTGCCTGAGCATTAGTTGCCACAAGAGACACAACACCATTTTCAGGCTTCTGCCGGTCCATTGCAAACTTGACGATGTCCCACATGTCCTGAGTCCAAATGCCCTGACGAACATTGTTGAGGAAACCAGCAAAGTAGGCGTCCTGTTGGCGAACCACCTGCTTGAGCTGGTAGGTCTTGACACCAGCTTCACCCCACTGCTTGGTCATAAAGACGAAATTGCTGACGCCCTTGTTGACCTTGTCCACGGGCTCAATCTGAAGGAAGTCTCCCACAAAGCAGAACCGCTTGCCACCAAACGGCTTGGTTGAGTCAAACACTTGCCGGAAAGCCTTATCCAGCTTGACGAAGTCACCACGGTGCATCATAGAGATCTCGTCAATGACAATGAGCTCCACATTTCGCATGCTTCTCATCCACCTCTCACTGCCGCTCATTACTTCCACCAGACGATCAACGTCAAGATTGGGGAACATGCGCAACGCGCTGTGGTACGTCCTGCCGTTAATGTGCGTTGCTGCAATGCCGGTAGTGGCTGTGACAACTACAGACCTCTGGTTCAGCTGCATTTCCTTGATTGCCAAGTTCAGCACAAAAGACTTGCCTGTGCCTGCGTTGCCAGTCAGCAGCATGTTGCCGTTGCCATTGATGATGGCGTCGTAGGCCTCGTACTGCTCTGCGTTCAATGTGACGCCATTGGGCAGAGTGAATGTTCCGGTGACCTGCATGGTCTTCTCCTTCTTCTCCGTCGGCTTGACCTCAGGAGTGTTGATTTCTGGCATGGTGCACAGACCGTTACGGCTGAGCCAGATCCTTGCCGTGAGTTCGTCAATGACGCCATCGACCTTCTTGGGATAGATGACCTTGCCTTCCACCACTGCAAACCAGCTACGACCTGCTTCTTTCTGGTAGTCGGCGTCGGACCGCTTGAGCTCAACGCTGAGCCCCATGTCCGTCTCCCACTTGTCCACCGAGATGGGCTTACCGCTCACCTTGGTCTCCTTTCTTTCGTCGGTCTTGTTGACCGAATCGTTGTTCTGAGGCTGTTCAGCCTTCATCTTGGGTCCCTCCTCAGGGTTGTCAGGGGTGGGCTTGGGAGTTCCGCCTCCACCGTTGTTCTTGAGTTCTTCTCGGACTTGCATCAGCAAAATTCCAAGCTTGTTTTCACCGTTTCCAGCATGCTTGGCACATGTGCACTTGCCCCAGAAAGTGTCATGCCAGTAATTGGTCTCAACCAATTGCTGGTCTCCTGTGGCAAGAAGTTTCCCTGCCAACTCAGAGCCTTGGGCAAACTTTGCACGCAGACCGTACAGCATGACATTCAAAGCCATGTCGTTGGTCCAGTCCTTGCGCTTTGCAATTTGCTTACCCTTCTTCTTTGCTTCTGCAGCAGAGAGGGACTGGAACTGACGACGAGTGTCCATGTCGGTCTTGTCAACTTTCATGGCCTGATAAAAGTTCTCTACAGTCGGGAAGACTATCCCTCCGTGCATGACTGTGGCAGGCCAGAAGTTTGACAGGAATGTTCCTTTAAAGGAAGCTTCATTCATGGTTGTGTCCTCCTTGGACTTGTTGGTAGTTGCACCCTTAGGCTGATGCATCTCGATGAACTCCTGAACTTCAGGATGCTTTTCCAGCATCTGCTCCAGGCGACGTGCGATGTTGGCACGGTCTGCAGCAGGGCCGTCAGCTATTGCCCAGACGTTGATAGACCAACGATCAGGTGCGGCATTCGTAACTGCATGCTCGTGCTTGCAGTTGAACTTGAAGACCTCTCCACCGCTCAAAGACAGATGGCTAGTCGTGGGACTCTGGTAGTAGGCGTCCAGATCTGCTTGGCTCGGCCTTGCAGGTGTGCGCTTTGCATTGCGATCATTCTGGATGTGCCAATCGCACTTGCCCAAATTGAATCCCATCGCCCATGTAGCTGCATAGGTCGTATCTCCATGCGGATTGATGTTTCCGCCCTTGGAGATCAGAGCAACCTGTGCTGTGAATCCGTGCTTGGCACAGCGGTCAACGATCCACTGCCAGACCTCTCCATCAAGAAGACCAGCAGTGAATGGCTGATTGCCCAGCGGAGCCTCGTAAGGCAGCCAGACACGCTGACGACCCTTGGCATAGTTGGACACGTCAGACTGCAGGTGTGGAAGAATGTTCTTCTCCAACAGTGCAGTGATCTCTTCCACTTCTTGTGGAGTCAGCTTCTCAAGCTTGACCAATGCGGTCATCTTGGCTGGTGTTGGGTTCATGGTTGGTCCCTCCTCAGGGTTGTTAGGTGTTTCGTTCGCAACATCGTCCTTTGGCACAATGATGTGAAACACAGGAACACGCTTCTCCTTGGCGTAGGCAATGCAGTGGTTTGTTCCAGATGAGTTATTCGGGTTGTATGCCCAAATGACGTCTGCCCGGTCAACCATCCACTCATTGCGCTCAAGATTGGCAGTACCCCACTTGTCTGAGCCATCTGCGTTCTTGTATTTGGGCATTTGTGAAGCAGGAGACTTGCACACATAGTGCACTTCTGCTGCCTTGTTCAGCAGCTCCAGGCCATGTCCAAGTCGCGATGAACCAAGTTGGCTGTTCTTGCCCCAGTAATACTCCAGGTAGCCCTTGTTTGGTACTGCTGCAGTAAACGGCACTCCAGCAATAACTGCTGCATGAGCGAGAGCTTCATCAAAGCCTTCGGCCATACCGCTGATGACCAAGACGTTTTCTGCACCGTGCTTTGCCTTAGCCCCTTCCAGAAGCTGAACCAGGTACCCAAGAACCTTGTGACGATATTCCTTAGGTTCTTTGATGAGCTGTCGAGTGCCTGTGCCGGCAATGACGAACTTCTTCACGTTGTTCTCCTTGTCTTGTTGGTTGTGGGTATTTACGATTCTCACCGCTGTCCCTCCTCTTGTCATTTGTTGCGAATACGTGACTGCGTCAGGCAGGTTGTCAAAAGACATCATGATGTTTCCAACATTGCGGGTTGTGACTAGAAACTTGCTCATGGCAGTTTCCTTTCTCCTAGTTTAAACTAGGGTTGTGGTAGATTCCGTCTACCTACGGTGCTTGAGGACCTAAGCCCTACTCATAAAAAAGAAACCCCCAGGGACCGAAGTCCCCAGGGGTTCTCTCTATGACACGGTTTCGGCTGTTGCGCCTAGGTAAACCGGAGCCCTAATCGTCGTTTACCGACCCCCACAGGCTCAGTTGCCACTGGACTTGTGGAGTCAGCTTCCCCTCAAGAAGGATTGCCTCATAGGCATACACTTCCTTGCAGTCCTCGCACCAACACTCTGGTGGCCCTAAATGTCTCTGAGCGAGGATCTTTGTTATGTCTTTCACGTTTCACCTCCTTTCCGAATCGGAGTTTTCCCTTCTGTTGCCAGGGTGATGGGCTTTACCCCCGCTTGACTTAACAGCTGATTCTCGTCGTTCACCGACTGATCAGACCGAGTTCCCTGCAGAGAAGGTTCAGCCACGCACGTGCTGACTTCTCGTCAGTTACGCCGTGTTCTTTCCTCGGAAACTTTGTCTCTCCGCCAATGACGCCATAGTAGCCACTGTTCGCTCCGAACTTGAGCTGAACCACGACGCCCTTGAAAACGCGCGAGTCAATTACCTTTTTCATGTCACCTCCTTCCAATCTTCCCTTCCTTTTTGGGATTGTTATCGCTCATTAGTCCTCCCAGTTGTTCCTCATGCGTTGGATGACATCTTCGCCCACACCGTGGACGTTTTGCCAACCACCGTTACACACAATGATCTCGTATGCAACGCCCAGCTCTACAGCCAGGTCTACGTATTTCTGGTACTCCCACCTCTTGACGAAGGTGTTAGCAACAGCGACGTTTTCAGTGTCGTCCAACAAAGCATTACGAACAGCTTCGTAGCACTTTTGGTGAACTTCGCTCAGCCGCTTGGGGTCAAAAGCGTATTCACCATTGGCGTCCACCATATAGGCGTCTGCTTCATAGTGAGCATTTGGTGCCAGCTTCCTGGCAAGGGTGCTTTTCCCGCTACCGGGAATCCCTCTAATAATGTAAAACATTTTCATTATTTGCCTCCTTCAAGGCTGTCAAACAGTGTCGGTTGCTTAGCCCAATAGGCCTTGACCTTCTCTGCCTTCTTGCGGTTTTCTTTAATCGCAAGGTGCTTCTCCACAACAGGATGGTCCACCTTGACTATGCCATTACGCACTGCAGCGTCTGGATAGATTCTGATGTAGCAAGGCCGGCAATAAGCCCAGCCCTTTGATTTCTTAATTGGCTCAGGATGATTATCCTGGCAATTCTTGTTTGTACAGGAACGTGCGAACATGCTCATGTTACTTTACCTCCTTGTTGTTGTGGTTGGTATTCATGGTTAAAACAAATCTTCTGGATTCTGTTGAAATTCTTCTGGAATCTCAATATCAATTTCTATATCTTCTGGTAGAACAGGCCAAACGTATAAATGCCCACAAAGAAAACACTCAATATGGTAACCCAACGTAATCTCTTGATCTTTTATAAAGATTTCAAAGTCGTAGCAAGACAAAACCTTATGCCGAAAACGCTTGCTGTTGCATGAGCAAGAAAGGTTCTTGTGCTTTTCAAACTCTTCATAGGTCTCGTGGTATTCAGGAACTTCGTACTTAAACTTCCACTGTGCATATTCAAGTTGTTCTTGAAGCAAGTTCACCTTGTTTAAGAGAATAGTTAAAGCTTCTTCCTCTTCTTGAGTAAAACCTACTAATTCTCTTGTTTCTTGAATCCTCAGAAGAATTCCCTCTGGGTCTCCGTTTTCAAATCCCCCAAGAATGTTGTCTACTTGCAAATAAGTTTCTTTTATAGCAAGATGACAATTCATCATCATTTCAAGAAGTTCAATTACTTCCATGTTACTTTCCCTTCTTCCCTTCTTTGTTCTTCATTTTACTTTCCTTTCTTAACTGGAATGATGAACTTTTCGCCAATTTGCGTGTCACTACCGTATTCGTCGGTAATGTAATACAGCAGTGATTCATAGCCACTGCAGTTTCCACTCTGGACTTGTTGTGAAACAAGTTCTGACTTTGTGTCACCAGCCACTGCAGTGACTTGCACTTGTTGTTTGCAGGCAAAATCCTCGTTGAGGAAATCGCCAATGAATGAAACAGTCTTGATGACTGTTGTGATTGCAAGAACTGCGACAATAGCCACTACAATTCTTCTTCTGATGAATGTTGCACGCATGGTACGTGCTCCTTTCTTTTGGTTGTTGATCGGATACATGGGTATTTTCCTTTCGTTCAGGGACCTAAGTCCTACCCGTAAAAAGAAAACCCCCGAGGACCGAAGTCCCCGGGGGTAATCTCTTCTCACCTACGTCTTCAGGTTCACTTTACTTGCGAGCCTTTGAGGGCTTGCTGTTCGGGTTGCGACGTGCCTTCTCGCGACGACAACACTGGCACTTGGACCTGTTGTCGTCTGAAGGGCTCATCTTTTCCTGAAGAAGATCCCACTCTTCCATTCCTCCAGAAATGGAAGAAATGAATGGGACCCTGTTCCGTGACGTTGCCGTCACCGTCGCGTCTCCTGGACGCATCAGCTCCAGGACCTCCGAAAGATGCATTTCTGCATCGCGCAAGTCCTGAAGCACCTGGTAGAGGATCCTCTGTGCCTGGCCGACTTTATCGGCCAGGTAAAAGGACTCCCTCTTGAAGCCCACTTGGTCTTGTGGGAACCCCGACGAGTCGTACTTCACTGAGTACGAGTCGCAGAACCCCTTAAAGACCCGGTAGGCCATCAGGTGGGCGGCGCTTGCCGAAGCGACCGCCTGTGTTGCCTTGAGAACCCGCAGTTTGGCTTCCGCCAACCTGCCGATTTTCTTTTCTTTTGCCTTCATGTTCCCCTCCTTAGGGATTATGAAGACGCAGGCGAGCAGATGGGGCCAAAGCCCTACCCGTAAAAAAAGAGTCCCCCAGGGCCGAAACCCCGGGGGACGTCTTCATTATGCACTTCTGTTGCCAGGCTATGCATTGCCCCGAATCTTATTCGGATTGCCTCAGCTTAAAAGATAAGATCTGATCCCATTTCCGCATAGACATTGCTGTCACAAGGGATATGGTCAGCATCTTTAAGCTTTACAACACTGAGAAACTCAGCATTGCTAAACTTTGGCTTATGCTTTTCTACACATGAAGCGCAAAGAGTATAAGTTCCAAAGTCTGGGCTATGAACCTGATACATCCTTAATCTCCTTTCCAAGTAGGCGGCCCCTTTCTGAGACCTTGGTCCTACTCATAAAAAAAAAGGTGCACTAAGTACACCTTTTCCTTCTATCTGAATAGTTAATAAAACTATCCTTCCTTTCCTCCTCCCCACACTGCCGCATCTACCACCATCATCCCATGCTTCCTCATCACCTCGTGATTCTCATCTTCCAATGCAACCACAAACTTTCCTCCCAACTTTCTCTCAATAATCGGAATCAAATAATCCTTCACCTGATCAGAACCCCACTTCTGACCATTTCTCCAATCCCTCCTACCAACATTCTCTTCCTTCTTCCAATACCACCGCTCACACACCAAAGGCCTGAAATACATGTGATCTACCAAATCCCACACACCAATCTCCTTCAACTTCTTCACAGTCACACCTCTTGCACTAGCCCCTCTTACAGTAACTACCACAATCACATAACCCTCTCTCTTCAATCTCTTCACCATCTCTACTCCACCAACAAGACCCTTAGCCTTACTAGTGCTCTTATTCCACAACTCCCAATAGTCCTCACCAAAAGGTATTACCCCTTCAAACTCATCACCATTGGCACTTGTCTTCATGACCAACGTTCCATCGACATCAACCAATGCCAACTTCTTCATTGCTCCTCCTTCTCTCTCCACATTCTTCACGAATGCCTTGATCAACATCATGAACCATTCGATCCACAACATTTCCTTACCTTCTTTCTTTCTTTCAGACCCCCCATACCCCGGTGGGCACGTTAAAAGGTCTAAGGACACATGTGTATTCACTATTACCACCTTAAAAATTTTCCCCTATTTTTACTTCTATTGAATTTTATATACCTCTATACAGGTTCAAAAAAATCCAGGAAATATTGCATTTCAGGTTGCAAAAGTTGAGTGGATATGATAGGTTCTCTCTCAAGTCGGAAATAGCCGACGACAATCACCTAAAGGAAAAATTACAAATGGACTACATGTGTTGTGATAAATGTGGATCAGAATTCATTATCAAAGATGCCGTATCCACATCTGTAAAATGCCCTGAATGTGCTGAATGGATAGACCTAGAGCCAATATCAGTGTATTCATCACGCTATTACGGTAAAGGTTACTCAGACGAGTACGTAGACTTTGATATGGACAACTATGGATACAATGACTGATCGGATACAGACAATGCCTAATAAAACAAACAGATCACTAATCGTAGGATCTCAGAAGTTATTTCAAGCCAACAACATACTGACAGAGTTTGCAATAGGACACGATGTTTACTTGTTCTCCTATGATGAGACGCTGTCTTTAACAGCTAACACAAAAGCTCTTTTCAGAGATTTACTTGTATATTTAAGAGAAAGCTATGATCACATAGTCTTTATGGGTTATGGCGTAGATTGTAATATTTTATATGGAATGTGTCTAGATAAAAATCTGTACTTTGATGCCAGCGTTTTTGTAAATTATGAAGAGCCATATCAAATGGTTCCTCATCGTGTTCACAATCTCTTAGCTATGAAAGAGTCTAAGATCTACAGCTTTAGCACCAAGGGCAATGAAAAAAGACCAGTGGAATATACCACTGATCATCAATATGTGAAATCTTTGTTTGGAAATATAAGATCAAAGAGATTAGCCAAGGAAATCTTTGGATGTGTAGTGTATGGAGCATACAAACAGAACTACCTGTCTGGACAACCTACAGTATTTGTACAATAGTTATTAGCCTTGGCTTGGACCAATGTACAGTTGATGTACTTCGTCTGGGCCGAGGTCTTTTACTATGTCTTCTACATCTTTCTTTATAATTTTGGACATTTCTAGAATAAGTTTCCATTCTTCCATGGAAAACACAGAAAATACTATTTCGCCCCCGTCTGACACATAGCCTGTGATCATCTTTTCTTCAGTGTCCATACCTTGAGGCAATAAAAAGTCCATAAATTCTTGGCGAGATACTTCATTCTCAAAAAAGCTCATGAACTGATCAAAAAAATCCATTAAGTCCCTATTTGTAGATAGATGTATTACCTATAGTAACGCTGAGAAGTTAAAAAAATCCAAAAAAAATTTTGCTGGCGGAAAAGTGGAGCTATTTAGACATAGATTTAAACAACTCATAATAAGAAATATAATTATCAACCTGTGAGGGTTTCTGTTTTTTTTCTGTTGTTTTTGTTGTTTGTGACTTAATTAGTCTGTAATATCTAATTACTTTCTTCATCAATTTCCACCCAAAAGTCTCCGCAGTCACGACATCTTATGTCATAACGTTGTTTGTTGTCTTCGTAATCTTCTTGGGGTAAGGCATTGAGTATTAGATTTGGAGGATACTTACAATCAGGACACAATGTTGGCTGGAAAACCATTCTTGATCTGCTCCTCAATGTCTTTCGTTAAGTTAGGATCTTTCTTTATCTTATCAATGGCGTTGTCTCTTCCTTGAGAGAAGGACTCACCTTGATAGTAAACCCAAGCACCTCGTTGGGTAAAGATTCCTTTCTGCAAACCTAAATCAAGGAGACAACCAAAATTATCCACACCTTTACCATAATAAATATCAAACTCTGTAACCTTAAGCGGTGGAAACATCTTATTCTTCATGACTTTGGCTTTCACTTTGATGCCTATTGATTCTCCAGCTTTATCCTTGATATCTTCTTTTTTACGGACATCAACGCGAACTGACGCAGCATAAGGTAGTGATCTACCACCTGGTGTTGTTTCTGGATTACCAAACATGACTCCAATCTTCATGCGAATCTGATTAATGAAGATAACAAGAGTTTTGTGTTCATCGGCAAGGCCTACAATCTTACGAAGTCCTTTTGCCATCATGCGAGCTTGTAAGCCCATCTGATTAGATTCCATGTCTCCTTCCAGCTCAGCTTTTGGTACAAGTGCTGCAACTGAGTCAATAATGACTACACCAATCTCACCAGTGCGGATTAGCTTGTCTGCAATCTCCAACGCCTCCTCGCCATAATCAGGCTGAGACAAAAGTAATTCATCAAGATCTACTCCAAGAGCCTGCATATAAACTGGATCAAGAGCATGCTCTGCATCAATGTATGCGCATTTTAGTCCCATCTTTTGGGCCTGTGCAACAACCGATAAAGATATTGTAGATTTACCTGACGCTTCGGTTCCATATATTTCAACCACCCTACCCAAAGGTAGACCACCATTACCCAGAATCATGTCTAATGACAATGCTCCAGTTGGTATTGACGGCCATGGTTGAATATCTGAAGTTCCTAGGCGCATAACTGCACCAGCACCAAACTGTCTTTCAAGCTGGGCAATTGCTAATTCTAGTGATTTATCGTCTGACATAAGTCTATTTTACCATATTCATGTTCTTTTGCTTGTGGTTAATCTCTTTTATTTCTTCAACTACTTTGTGTCTCAGTTCTCTAAGAAGTTTTTTTGACTGCCAATCATTACCTAAAATTGCAAGGTCAATTTTTTGAAGCAGCTGATAAAGCTGTTGAAGTTTATGTGAACCGTAAGTCATATAACTCTTTCTATTTTATAAATGATATACTTGTAGAGTAAACAATTCGTAGTATACAAGATTTGGAGTTTAAATGAAACGAGTTTCGTCAGGTAACATTGATGTCAAATTAGAATTTCAACGAGCAATGGTTCTTCTTTATAAAAGATTTAATACCGTAGATGATTTTTTAAGATACTGGCATTTTTCTGGTCCGTGTTCTTATCCACATCCTTCAATAGAAGATATTTCGTGAACTACTTGACAAGATTCACATTACGTGAGTATACTTCTATATAAGAAGGCTAAAGTAGCCAAAGTGTCCTCAATACAAGCGTTAATTATCTTATTCTTATCTAGATAAGTTTACTTATATAAGTATACTTATATATTCTGACATTTTGCTTTTAGAAAAAAATACTTTTAAAGTGTTACTATAATTCTAAAGCAGATCAGAGGCTACATATGAATATATACCAAATCTATGTGCCAGAACTTGCAACTTATGTTAAGTACAAAGTTCTTGAGCCAGAAGAAGCCAAGGCACTTCTGTCTGAAATAGAAGACAGGCCAAATAAAGAATATAGAAAAGCGATTCTTGAATCAGTTATTTTTAATATAAAAACTGATGTATCAGAGTCTCTGAGAGCAATGTCGCGTGCCGCAGCTGAAAAATGCCTAGATGCATTATATGCTGGATGCATAATGCTCAACCCAGGCTTAGATATAGATCAGTGGATTGATTTAGCATACACAAAAAACAATGTAACCATACGTCCTCAGCCTAAAACTAAAAGCGATTTGCCTGGTTTAGCAGATCTTCCACCCGAGTTAGAGGACTTTCTTAATAAAACTGCTAAGCGAGCATCTGAAGATAAGCCTAGACCTAAGCCTAAAAAAATTAGCAAAGAAAAATTTATAGGACTAGAGTCTCATTTGAAGAAAAATGTTATTGGACAAGATGAAGCTATTGAAGCAGTATGCGCAGCTTTAAAAAGAACATATGCTGGAATGAATGATGAGAATAGACCAGTAGGTGTTTTTTTATTTGCTGGAGCTTCTGGAGTCGGCAAGACACACCTCGCCTCATCGCTTCATAAATATCTTTATGGTAGTGAAAGTTCTATGGTAAGAATAGATTGTGGAGAACTTCAGCATAAGCATGAGAACCAAAAACTTATTGGATCTCCTCCTGGTTACATAGGCCATGAAGATGGAGGCCAATTAATCAACCTTATTAAAAGGTATCCTAATACAATTGTTTTGTTTGATGAAGTTGAAAAGGCACATCAGGACATTTGGAATACATTCTTAAGAGTTTTTGAAGACGGAACTTTAACAGATAATAAAGGTCGTCAAGTTAGTTTTAGAAATACAATCATCATCATGACAACCAACCTTGGTAACGATAAGATATCAGATGATCTTTTAAAAACGTCTGCTGGATTTACTGGACGAATAGAATTTGCCTCAAAAACTCAGCAAGTGCCAAAAAGAGAAATGATAGAAAAAAATACTAGAGAAGCAGTTCGTAAACATTTTAAACCAGAGTTTGTCAATAGAGTTGATAAAGTTATTGTGTTTAATCATCTTTCAAGAAAAGATCTATTGCAGATTGCAGAAATAGAAATGTCCGTAGTTAAAACAAAACTTTTAAATAAAGGCTACTCTTTAATTTATACAGATTCTGTAGTAGATGCTTTAATAGATAAGGGTATAGATACAATCAAAGGCGCTAGGGGTTTATCTCAAATAAGGCGAGATCATATTGAAAATTTAATTGCTGATACAATAATGGAAGACCAAATCCCCAAAGGCACTGTTTTTTATATCGACTATAATGATGATTTTGTGATAAAATTGAATAAACCAAAAAAACAACAAGAAAATAAGGGTTAAGATGACAGACGAAGAAAAAATGTTAAGAGCAAAATTTTATTTAGCACCAGCAAGTACTTCTTTTGAGCAATTAAAAGAAATGAATGTAAAGTTTACTGCATATCCGGGTTTAACAAAAGATCAAGCTAATGAATTATATGATACCCTTCAAAAGTTTAAAGCGTCTTTAGACAAAGACAATGTTGCAGTTTGGATAAATGGAGTAAAGAAAGTAAGATGAATACACGCCCAAAGCCAAGTAAAAGATATACGCCACCTACAACTAGATCAGTTGGCTCATACAGAAAATGGGTTAGAGCTAAAAGATTTCCAAAAGGTCTTGAGAAGTACTTTATTTAACCCTTCGTAAATAGCAATTACTATCTCCCATAAGCTTAACAACTTTTTTGGGAGATAAAATGCCAGCTGGAATAGGTTATGGAAATAGTCGATATACGCCCCCTAAGTCACGCGACCAAAAGACTCCGGGTCGTCAGCGTGCACTTAAAAATAAAGCTATGGGTCTTGGAGCTGGAAATATGGGCACTTCAGCAACTGCGAGAAACGCTCAAAATGCAGCCCTTGATCGAATGGAAAGAATACGAGCTTTTGATGCCAATCAAACTGGTAGAGCTACACCTAAAGTCAGAATGGTAGCTGGAGCTGGTTCGGGGCCAAATTATACAGGACCAAGTCCCGCAGAACTTAGAGGTCCAGCCGGAAGTGGATATGGCTCATTGGTGACAAGAGGTCAAGCTGCAGCCGTGGGTAGAGCTACTAAAAGTGGAAGACTTGGAAGAAGTCCAACGGGGGGAGTGGCTACTAGGACTAAAGGCTATGGCCCAGCTGCTTTAGGGCAAAGAGCTCCTTTAGCGCTACCTGCGGCAGGTCAATCAATGGCTAGTCCAGCTGGAACAGGTTATGGATCTTTGGTTACAAGAGGTGATGTTCAAAGAAATATGGACGGACTCGCTGCCAAAGAAAATAAAAGATTATCAACCTTTAGAGCAAGAAATCGTCCAGGTACTGCGATAGAACTATATAGAGGTGGTCCACCAGATGTAGTAAGAGGGTCGCAAAATGCTCCAATAACATCATCATCTAGAGGGCCATTAGCACTTGGTCCTGGTCCAAGTCCAGGTCCAGGTCCAGGTCGAACAACAACACCACCTGGCGATAATCCTAGTCGTGCAATTGGAGAATCTATTGATAGAAGTAAACCTAAACCACGGACGTTTTTCTAGAAAAGGATTATTAATAGGGGCAGGGGCAGCTGTAGTTGCCGGTCTTGCTTATTCGGGAAGAAGAGGAGAAGGGTCTTCTGGCGGAAGAACATCTCAGTATAGATACTAAAAATAATGTAAGGTGATAATGTGAACGAATGGAAAAACTATATAAATTCAAATGGAGATTTTGAACTTCCAAGTTTTTTATACAGAACAATAAATGATTTAATGAAACAGTCTTTAGATATGGGAACGCTATTGTCTTCTGATCCCATTAAACTTAGAGCCTATAAAGAGCAAACAAAAAAACTATTTAAATCACGCTGGTTTGATATAGCAGAAGCTCTTGAATTCTTTGGCATCATAGATAAATGCGGATGTCATGCAAGTGGTAAAGATTTTTACTGTGAGATTTGTAAAGGTGCAAGATATATTCCAACAGCAGTTCTTACTCCTGATGAGATGAGAGAGATTGGCGTTTTTGTTGGTGCGGGTCAAAGTATAAACTTAATGGAAAAGCTACAGAAAAGTATTTCCCAGGTAATACAAGACTTATAGATGCAATGCCCAAGGTGTAACAGTAAGATGGAAAACATTGTAGAGTATTTTACTGAGCACAAAGAATTTGTCTATACAAAAGAGTTTTACTGTACTCGTTGCAAGAGTTGTGTCATTAACCATTTTGATAAAATAGGTTTTATTGGAAGCGAATGGATTGATTTTAATGTCTAATGTAGAAAAATACGAAAAACAAAAATTCCTTCAAGGATTTGAATCCTTAAGGCCAGATCTTTTCTTACCTGAGTCTTATACTGATGAAGAAAAAGAAAAAGTAGCTGAATTAGTGAGACCACAGAGAACTAAAACTTCAATGTTTTCATCCATACCTATGACCTGTGAAACATACAAGTGCATTTTTGCTGACACATGTCCACTGATGAAAGAAAACTTAGCTCCAGCTGGAAAACCATGTCCAATTGAGATGTCAATAGTTTCGCAGTTTACATCAGACTACATGCACCAACTGGAAGTTAATCCAGAGAATCTCGTAGAGGTTTCAATGATAAGAGATTTAGTTGATCAAGAAGTTCAATATATGAGAAAAACAAAACTTCTTGCTAAAGAACATTTCATACAAGAAAACGTAATTGGTATAGATCAAGATGGTCAGCCAATTATGAAAAAAGAACTGCATCTAGCAGTAGAGCTTGAAGACAAACTTCATAAGAGAAGAAAAGATTTACGCAATCAACTTCTTGCCACAAGAGAGGCAAAAGCAAAAATAGGTCAGACACAACTTGATACCGCACAAGCTATTTCAGATATTCTAGATAAAGTTCAAGGTATTGAAAGGGAAAGACAAAAGCTCATTAAACAGAAGACTGGTCAAATAGACGTTGATGAATACATAGAAATAGATCCAATAAAAGATCAAGAAGATGATACTATATAACCCTGATGATACCACTAAATACGAAAGACTAGTAAGATCACTTACTGGTCAAATGGATCGGTGGATTAACCGTCAAGGGTAGACAAACATCTTCAATAACAGCTGAGCAACTAAATAGAATATATGGATCTCCAGAAGAAATATTCGCTAGACATCAAGCATTTGAAGACGAATATTACAGACTGTTAGAACAGCCTAATCAACGAGCTAAATTTGCAAAAGTTGATATGGATTTACAGAGAAAATCTGGACAAATAAATCTGACTCTATTAACCTATGAAAATCAACAACTTTTAAAGCAGCAGTATAGAAAACAAGTTCTAAGACTTGACGAACTGTTTGACCAGGTAGGTCTTCCAGGAATGGAATTTAAATCTTCTAACTTATATTCTGCGTTATTGAAATATGATGTTGGTGACGCTACATCTCCTATGGGTGAAATGTTAAATAGAATGTTTTTCAATATCAGTCCATTAAAAGATGGATTTGAATCAATAAACTTTAGTGCGTCAAATATTTTAGATACTAGAGGTTTTAAGCAGCTTATGACTTCTAAGCAAGTTGATGCTAGCCAAATTGATCTTAGTAAAACTTTGACTTTTGACGTAGAAACAACAGGGGTTACCGCTGATTCACAGATCAGACAATTTTCTTATCAAATTGGAGATGGAGAAGTAAAAACATTTAACTTTAGAAACCCTCTCATGGACCACGCAACAGTTACAAAGTCTGGTATAAGTTATAGAATGTCTGATTTTGTTAACTTAGGGTCAGATTCTGAAATTAAAGAAATGTCCGAATTTGCTGCTGAGTCAAAAAAACTATTTACATTAATGGAAGATACAAATTTAGTTCAACATATTTCGGCACACAACGCACGATTTGACTTAGGACAGTTTGGAAAAACTCTTCATGCAATAGGAGCTTTTGATGCAGATGAGGAATTAAGACAGCAATACTTTAGGATCTTGGATAAAACTTTTGACAAAGATGATTTTTTGATAGATACGGCAGAGTCAATGAGGTCTTATTTTACAGATGAAGCTTCAAGAGTGGTAGGAGAAACTGGCGATAGAGCATCAAGGTTGGTTAGTCAATTACTTGGACCAGAAATAATAACTAAAGCTGGAATTGGAGGAGGTTCTCAAATTGTCAGCGTTGAAAACATAGCATTAAATAGCAATCTATTCCAGTTAATAGAAAAACACGAACCAGATTTTGCTAAAGAAATTACACAAGGCTTAAAAGCCGGATCACATAATGCAGATGTTGACGTTGCACTTCAAGCTTCAATGAAAAGAATGCAACTAAAAAGTGAAATGAATCTACTAAATGGAGATAGGCTAACTTTTAGATTCGATGAATCTGGTCAAGCCATAGGAGATCCTCTTAGCGAGTTTGAAACTTATGCTAGATCTAGAGTGTTTAAATCTTCGGCAGTGACTACAACTACAAGCATAGCAAGCGTTCAGCACGTATCAGATGCTGTAGGCTCTTACTTAAGAACAGACAAAGGAATGCAGGGAGTTCAATTAAGAGCATCTGGAGCTAGCTTTGGTCTGGATTCTGGAGAAGGAATATTATCTTTTAGCGAATCTGCTAGAAACTATGAGTTTAGAGTTTTTGGAAGCGACACGGCACAAAGAGTTGAAACATCAACTGCAAGAGAATATATAACTAGAACTTTAAATGAGGCTATGTCAGCGGGAGAAGGAGTTGAAAGTACTATAAGAGTTGGAACCGAAGCAGTAAATATTGGCTTAAGGAATATAGCAGATGAATCTATTTTAAACTTAGGTCTTTCTTTCACTTCTGCTTCAAATGCAGATGCAATGACAAGGGCTAGTTCCGTATTAGCTTCACAGGGTCTGTCAGCAATACCAACTGCTACGACTAATGAAGACCTTCTAATTAGATCGCTTGGATTAACAAATGAACAGTTTGGTACTAGTCAATCTTTTGGAAATATTATTCAGAGAATAACTAATAAACAAGGTGAATCTCAGGTTCAACAAGTCAGAAATCCACTTGAATATAATGTTGATGTATTAAATTCTTATACTGCCAATGTAGCAAAAGCTGGCCTTCCATTTTCTACAATAGGTGAAGCCAATAGAATAATGTCAGTTGGTATGGCGGAAGCTACCGCTTCAATTGGTGAAGCAGCTGGCATCAATTTAACCCACGGAAGAAATGCAAAGCTAACAACTGAAACTGGTCTATCATTTTTCAAGATGCAAAACGTAACATCAATAGGTAATCTAACTGGCGATCTAGAAAATCCACTTAGACCAAGGTCTAAGATAATGGTTAATTTTATGGATATGTTTGAAATAGGTCAAGACGAAACTACGGGTAGACAAACCTTAAGAATAAAAGCCTTTGAAGGTTTGGACAATTTAGGTGGAGACATAATGTCAACCGACCTTAACAGGTTTACTTTGAGCTTTGTTTCAGGTTCTGGTGAGGGCGATTCATTAATTCCGTCAAGGGTAAACCTGGTTTATAAAGTTCAATCAGAATTAGAATCAACAAGACTAGCAAATTATATGCTAGACAATGCGCAGACTTTCCAAGAAACCATGAGGCAGATGGTTGGCGACGATGCAAGGGTGAAGTCATATATAGATCAGTTAATTCAATTTACTTCAATGCCAGCTGAAGGAGATATGAGATCGGCAGCTGCAGCAAGATTAGCAGAACAAATTAAAGAGACAAGTTTTATAGCAGGATATGTTGAGGGTGACGCAGCAGAAGGAATTGAACAAGCTGCTAGAAGAGCTGGAATTGATATGGTAGAAAACGATGTTAGACTACAAAGTCAAGCTATGAGAATAGCTCATGCAGATGCTGGCTCTGGAACCTTGACAATGTCTGCAATGTCAGACTTAACTGCAGATGACATAGTAGGTAGATCATCAAGAGTTGCACAGGAAGAAACATTTGCAGCTTTAGATAAAGCAACAGAATTAAACGAAATTTTTAATGACGCTAGCAAAAAGAGAAGAGCTAGAAGGTTGGTAACAGCTGCTCAAAACTCTGCTGCTACAGACGAAGCAATAGACTTAAGCCGTAGGCCAGCAATGGACTTTTCTACTAGAATGGCAGATTTTTACATAGCCAATAAACCTAAAATAGGTTTTGCTGCATTAGGGCTCGCTGTGGCTGGAGCTGGTTACTATATAGCTAAGAATAGAAGGGAACAAAGTCTTTACGAAGAGACTAGAGAAATTCAAGATTTTGAAGCATTAAGTCCAAGAACGCAAAAACCAAACTTTAGTATACTGTCAAGCCCCCAAAGCACCAGAAGAGACCCATTGGTAACAGCGGGAGTTGTAGGTAATTTAGACAGAAATAAAATTAATCACACTAGAATGGGTCCAAATAAATATAACCACTTATACGGGAATTAATTAATATGCGTGGAAAACTAGCAAATATAGGAAGAAAAGCAGCAGGTAGAGCTAGAGAAGTTCGTGGCCTTGGTGACAACAAGGCAGTACCTTTAGCGCTTGGTGGAATTTTTGCTGCAGGATTAGTTGGAAGCTCTGCTAGGTCTGTGCTAGATCTTGGAAACGAAGCTGCATTTGGAGATGAAGATGCAGACAGATATTTTTTAGGACAAAGAGGTCTTAGTCCAGGAAGTCTATTAGACTCAGTTACTGGATCAGGATTTGCTGCTGGTGGAACCGTTGCTGGAGGAGTATTTGGTGCAGCTGGTGGAGGAATGTTAGGTGCTGGGCTTGCTTCTGTATTGAAAGATGCAGACAAAAATATGACTAAAGATGTTAAAATTCCTACAAACTTTGCAGATGACATACCTCTAATCGGTGGAAAAAAAGTTCCACTAATGGGTGGAGCTACAATTCTAAAGGCAAACAGAGGAAGAAGCGCAAGGAGCTTAGCCAAGATGGGTAGAGGAGGATTAATTGCTGCAGGAGTTGGAGTGGGAGCAGGTATTGGAGCTTCTGCTTTTGTTGCAAGTCACGTAAATAGAAACAGAGATTTTTATAAAGAAAACCCTTACAATAGAGGTTCAGCAATGCAAGCCTCTTCAACTGGTGCATACGGAGACATAGTTTTGGGAATGCACAATAGCAGGAGGGGCTGATGGATCCAGAGGAAAATGAACTAGGTGGAAATGATATTCCATTAGCATTTAGAATGATGGAAGACATTCCCGGGATTGCTGCATCACTGGGATTTGCGCAGAGAAGAGCCACTAATACTTTAATGCGTGGTGGATTTAAAGACAATCGAAAAATAAGAACTATTGGTGGTCAATCATTTAGCGTTGGGGGTAGACAGTTCACTCTTCCTCAAAAAAGTTTTGGTGGCCCAGGTAAATACGGTGGGTTTACAACAAGTGGAGAATTAATACAGCCACGAGCATCCGCTTATTATGGATCAAGAGCAAGAAGAACCAGATTAGCATCTGCAGCTGGAACTTCTGAAGGAAAAATGGCTTTTGGTAAAACATCTAGACTGAATCATGTTACCGCAAGACCCAGAGCTTTGAGTAGATTTAATTCTTTAGCAATGTTTAATGCTTCAGAAAATACAGCACTTTATTCGCCATTTCAAATTATGGCAAGAGTTGCTGGTAGTCAAGCTATCAAGAATGAAGCATTCAGAAAAGCAGTTTATGGAGCTGATGCAACAGTAGACTCCCTTAAGGGTCAGCAAGTCTTTGCTCGTGGAACAATATCAATGATCACAGCTGGAAGAAGGCTTGACTTATTAGAAAGAAAAGCAAAGTTTCTTCCAGATGGTACAGCAGCAAATAGAGCTGGAAGAAAGGTCATAAAAGCTCAAGAACAGGTTAGAAGACTAGCTGCAATGAATAACCCAGCAGCAGTTTCTGCTATAGACGATGCAATTAGATCTGGACAAAAAGTTGGTTTAACTGGCAATTTAATGGCTCAAGCTGCAGGCGCTAAGGGTACGGGATTTGTTGCCACTTATTTCAGAGGTGCTCTTGGAATGGGTACAGCGGACAGTTTAGCAGTTAAGCACTTAGGCGCAGCACTTGGAGAACAAGGGCTGAAAAGATCTGGAACAGCTGTAGCAGAAAGAGCTTTAAAAGAAGGTGTATTTAAAACTCTTGGATTTCAGAGGACAATGCAAGCAGCTGGTACAAAACAAGGATTTATGGCACTTGGCGCAAGGACAGCAGCTATGGCTATGCCTGGGCTTAACTTATTAGCTACAGCTTCTCTTGTTTATGATCTTGGCAAGCTGGGTGGACACCTAGTTAAAAGTGGCGTTAATTTAGCAAAAGATGCTGTAAAATCTATGAAAGGCTCTATTGACAAACCAATGTTTGGAATGGGCTACAAAGACAATGAAGTAGCTGCTACATCAAGAGCTAGAGGTGTTATGGCAATCCAGAATTCAAGATTAAATGCAAGAAGCCTGCTTGGATCTGAAGGGTCTATGATGGCAGCACATTTTGGATAATTATGAGTTTACTAAAAACAGCTAAAGAATTTAGAAAAAAAATAGAACAGCTTCCAAGAGAAGATATTCTTGAAATTTTGCGCATACAAGATCCTGAAATTATTAAACAAATTAATAGAATTGAATGGGTATTTCAAAATAAACTTCAACATCTTAACTGGAAAGATGGAACTCCTGTTTCTTCCAGGCCGTTGACAAATTATGAGCTTTCTTTATTGGTAGATGAGCCTTTTGAGTTTAGCAAAGAATTACTCTCAATGGGCATTACTGGTGAGCAGCAAAGGCAAGTTCATTTAGCAAAAGATCCGTGTGTATGGGGAAAGCATTTTTTAGGAGCTGAAACTAGAGTTTATCAAACTCTTATTTTACGCGATCCAGCAATAAGAAAAGTTCTTAGAGCAGGTCGTCGCCTTGGTAAAACTTTTAGCATGGCGCTGTATTTGCTTCATTATAGCTACACTCATAAAGACGGAAGGTCGTTAGTTATTGCGCCAATGAAAACTCAAGTAGAACTAATTTATCAAGAAATATTAAGATTAGCCTCCAAAAGTGAAATGGTGACTAACTCTATAACTAGAAAAGTAACTTCTCCTCAATTCATGATTCAATTCTCTAATGGATCTACAATTAGATTCTTCACCTCTGGTATGAGATCAGGTGGTAAATCAGATGTAGCCAGAGGTCAAGAAGCTCATGTCATTGTTCTTGACGAAATGGACTACATGCACGCCGACGACATTGACGCTCTTTATGCAATGCTTCAAAAAACGGCAGAAGATCAAACGGATAAAGTTTTAATCGGTGCATCAACTCCAACGGGTAGAAGAGAAAGATTTTGGGAATGGTGCACTTCAAATACTAGATTTAAAGAGTTTTGGTTTCCTTCGTACTGTAATCCATTTTTTAGCAAAGACCAAGAAGAAGAGTTTAGAGAAGAGTATTCTGAGTCTGGATATCGTCATGAAATTGAAGCAGACTGGGGCGAAGATGCCGAGGGGGTATATCCAAGAAAGTTTGTTGATCAATCTTTCATGGATCCAGGTTGGAATTATCAAGCAGAAATAACTTCTGCCAGAAATTTCTACACAATAGGAGTTGACTGGGATAAGTACGGAGCGGGAACTAATATTGTTGTTCTTGAAATGTGCAACGAAAATTACGAAGATGAAAAACTTGCAAATAAAGCTCGAGTTTGTTATAGAGAAGAAATTCCTAAATCAGAGTTTACCCTAACAAAAGGCGTAAATAGAATTGTTGAATTAAATGACATTTTTCAACCAAAGCATATCTATGTAGACAGAGGATTTGGTGAAGTTCAAGTAGAGCTTCTTCATAAGTATGGAGTGGAAAATCCTTCTTCTAAGCTAAGAGAAAGAGTTAAGGGAATTAGCTTTGGTGAGAGCATAGAAGTTAGAGATCCATATACAAAACTCCCTATCAAAAAAGAAATAAAACCATATATGGTTGATAACTTAAGGCAATATCTAGAAAAAGAAGCAATAGCCTTTTCAGCATTGGATGAAGAGTTATATATTCAATTAATTTCTTATGTTGTAGTAAAAACAACTTCTACTGGTAGGCCAGTCTTTGAAGCTGGAGGTTCAGCGGTTGATCACGCTCACGATGCGCTAATATTGGCACTATTAGCTGTTACTGAAAATTATGGAGCTCTTCACAAAATGAATATTGCCGCGAAAGCTGGAACATTTTCAAATACGTTCTTTATGCCGAAGAAAATAGATGAAGAAGATGGTGAAGAAAAAACAGAAGTAATATTTAGGGATACATTAAAGTCCCCTGGTATCAATAATAGAAGAAAAAAGATTAGAAGAGCAACTATAAGCAAATCTGTAACGAGAAAGATGTTCTAATATGAGTATAAACAGCGCAGAAAAACATCAAGCAGCTAGTTCTAGAATATTTAATGATTATTCTGTTTCTGAGGGTTCAAGCAATTCTATTAAGGAAGAAAATCAGATAAGAAGAACTAAAGAGGAATATAATGACCTTAATAATTATTCTACTCTTTCATTTAAAAAGCCATATAAAATTCCTTTAAACGTAGTAAAAGCAAAAGTATTTAAAATTAATTCACAAATGCAAGAGTTGCTTGATGCTCTTGAGTCTCTTCTAGATAAAGTTTATATAAATCCATTTATAGATAGTGATATAGAAGAATGTCATTTTAGTTTATGGGAAGAAGTTAGAAAAAATAATCAAAAACTATTCAAATCAAATTTACAAGAAGAAACAGTGTATGTAGGGGGGTCTCCTTTGTTTGACGAAACAACGGGAGAATATATATTGCAGGAAGTTTTTAAAAATCCAGAATATATTTCATTTAGACAGTATCTCTACGCTGAACGACACGCCTCTAGAGGCTGTAGAAAATTTGTAAAAGAATATGACAGATTAATTTCTCATTCTGTTTTTGTTCATTTATTTGATTTTAGATACTATATAAAACTTTTATCACATGAAGCACATTGCATAAAAGAATCCTTATTATACGATTTTGGAGATGATTATGAAGACGAGTCACAACAACAAGCCGCAGCATTTTATTTTTCATGGGCAAAGATGGCAGAAAACCATTCGAGGCTCATTACCGAAGAACTCGCAAAGCAGGCAGACTCAGTCCCAACTTCCGAAGTGGATAATATCTCAAAAAAACAAGCAGCACAATTCCAAGCGTTTTTTTCGATTCGAGTAGCATCATATACAGAGGCTGTTGATAATCTTTTATTTTCTTTGAAGAAAGATTTAGAAGATACTTGTGAACTTTTTTATAAAAGATTTGTAGCTCCATCGCTTAGATTCAAAACAAAAGTTGCAGCTCCACTGGAGCTTGATTTACTCACAACATCTTTAGGAACCGCAGCCCCAATTCTTTCAGAAGAAGTCATTACCGCTGTAAATGCATTTAGGGGTAATTTTGGATCAATACTTGCTGATATGGTTCAAAGAAGAAATAATACGCAATCAAAATTTGACAAGCTATTAAGTTTTAACCTTCAAAGAAAAAAATATATAGCTTACATAGACAGTCTGGCCGTCAAAGCTAGTTCTAGGCCTAAAATAGTTCTTTATAACGTTGAAGATAAAACGTCCAATTTGTTTGACAGCATATTCATAGATAAGAGTAAAAGAGAAAGCTTAAAATCGTCTCATGATAATTTAGATAATTTAGATACAGATTCTCATCCACAGTATTTGATGAGATCTGGTGGAAATATTTTTGGAGACATTTCAGTTGCAGAGGGCGTTACTATTGATGGAGTTGACCTAGATCAACACGCCCATACAGGAGAAGATGGAACGGTAAAAATCAAGTCTACAGATATTGATTACCAATCAGTCAGATCTGAAACAGTTCTTCTACAAACCGAAGAGGGCAATACTCTAAAGGTCTCAGTAGACTCATTTCTTGCTTCAATCAAGCAGGGTGGCGCTCCTTCTGTAGATGCGGTAATATTGATGTCTATTCCTGATGAATTCAAAGATAAATATGAATTTGAAATAATGTACGTGGAGAATTAGTAAAATGTCATGGTTTAAACCTATTAAAGATTCAATAATTGTACTTGGAGAATCTGAATTAGTTTATTCTTCTTTTGTTCATATTCCAGTAAAAAGAAAAATATACTTTAATTACTTAAGCAACGACGTAGAAGCTGGCGAACAAATATATGTTAATTTAGATAATAAATTTGTTAACAAATATATAAACTCTTCTCTCCAAGAAGTTACTGACGATTATTCTTATATAGTTGTCTACGAAGACTCCGCTGACGATAGTTTTTTTACCCCAATTAAAAGTAGAGCTGTAGGAAACATTCTTTATTTCAACGCAGTAGAAAAAATTGAAAAAGATACTGGTTACACAAAATACTATAGTGTCTATTACGGTGCTACGAATATAAAATATTTACAATATATACAAATAGAAAACAATGATTATTATCAAAAACTTGCACCACAATCTATACCTTCTGTTGAAGGATTATATTTTGATTTGGCATCAAATAACATACAAGAGTATAGTTATGATGGAATGGAAGATTCTGTTAAAGAATATAAATTAGCTTTTTATAATAATGGCTTAGACTGGATAGATGGAAAATCACAAAGCATAGGAGCTAAAGCGTTTGGGTCTTTTGACGGTCCCAAGTTCAGGGTCATTGGCAGAAAAGGGCCAAACTATGGAAAGTTTCAGATAAGAATTTTTTCTTATTACGATGACAATTCTATATCTAAGAATCTTGCACTGGATTGGACCACGGTAGACTGTCATGCAAGTGAAGAGTCATCAAACCAAGTTTTGTATTCAAATACATTATTGGAATACTCTAAGTATATATTTGAAATAGAAGTTTTATCAGAAAAAAATGTTATGTCATCTAGTAATTCGGTAGAAATAACAAAATATCAATTTTCTCCGAATTATAAGCTAACATATGATGTAGAAGAAATAAATCCAAATATTTCTTTTGTTAAGATAGGCGGAATAAGGTAATGGCAGAAATCAAACAAACTTTATCAAACTTAAATCCACGGAAGTGAGTATGTAGTAACTGTCAGGGCAAAAGACCCTGACACCAACGTCCTATCTGCATTTTCAGAAACAGTAAGATTTACCGTACCAGGCGATTCAACAATTCCAGGCACACTACAGGGACTGACACTACATGCCTCGTTTGCTAACGTATTGTTTCGATTTAACAATGGAACAGATTTGGATTTAGCTACATATGAATATCAATTGTATGAAGAAGATGACATAGTTGCCCCAAATACCCCACCATATGCATTAGTTAGTGGAGCTCAACCACATCGTTCAGGCTTAGGTAATTCTAGCGTATTTGCAGTTCAGGTGGATGGTAGCTTTGTTAATCAAAACAATGTTGTTGAGCAAAGAAATTTCTTTGGAAGAGTTAGAGCAGTAGACACTTCTGGGAACTATGGCAACTGGACAGCTATTGTAAAAACAGATCTTTCAACACCGCTTATTGATAGTCAATACATTGTAAGCTTAACTGCAGATAAAATTAAAGCAGGAGAAATAGAGTCAGCTGCAATAGTATTAGGTGGCGCTAATGCTGCAAATACTATTATTAAATCAAAAACTTACGATACCTCTTCCGGGGCACAAGGTTGGTATATTAGAGGTGATGGTCACTTTAGCCTAGGTGGACCACATGGAATAACATATAATAACTCTACAATAACAATTGGTTCAGCAGTTAACGTTAATGCAGAACTTAATGCAAATAGCTTAACGGTTGGCAATGGCGTATATGGATATTTAACAATAGACGAAAATGTTGGACCTACAAATACAGACTTTGGTATTGAGTTAGGCGATCCTGAGTATAATTACTGGTATGCAAATGGAAAATTTAGTGTAGGAAATAACACTAACTACGTTAGATGGAATGGAACATCTTTGTCTATCGTTGGTCAAGTAACAGCATCTTCTGGAACCATAGGTGGCTGGAGTGTAAATCCAAGTTATATTAGATCTAGCAACAATTTAGTGACCATGAACTCTAATGGTTTATTTGAAATTGGAACCGCAGCCAATAATAAAGCTACTATCACTTCAGACGGAGATTTTACTGTTTATGGTACCGGTGGTGGACTACCTGATGGCGTTACAAGAATGTATGGTGGATTTCTTAATGTTAAATTAGGATCAGACCCAGGAGCAAACATTGCCAACACGCAGATTACTTTTGACAGTATAGCATTTTTTAAACCTGGAATTCCAAATTATGGCATTTTGATAGCTGGAGGAAACAATGGAGCCCCTGCCTTTATAGACGTTGGGGCTACAGGAATAACAGAGAACAATTCAGTTTCATGCAGTGGATTCTTTAGATCCTCTGGAAATAGTGGTTGGTATAATCAAACACATGGTGGTGGAATATGGATGGACGAAGGTACAACTGTAAAAGTTTTCGGAAATAAAAACTTTTCAACTGGTGGAACAATTTCTGGTGGAACAATTTCTTCAAGCGGAGCAGTCTATGCTTCAAACTGGTTGAGAACATTCGGAAACGCTGGGTGGTATAGCGAAACTCATGGTGGTGGTATGTACATGGATGAATCAACTACTGTTAAAATCTATCAAAATAAAAATCTATATACTGCAGGAACAATTACAGCAGGCCTTTTTTCTTCTGCAGGTACTATATATCTTGCAGCTGTTGGGCCATCAAGTTCCGATGAAGTTATGGTGAGAATATCTACAGGGGAAGTCAAAAAACGTACGTTGTCTAACTGGTCACTTCGTGAAATGAAAGAAGATATCAACACACTAGAAAATGCTATAGACAAGATTAAATCTATGCAGCCAAGGACATTTAGATTTAAACAAAGTGCATTAATTCAAGATGAACCATACGATGCTTTTAATCGTCGTGAGCAACTTCAATATGGTTTCATAGTTGATGAAGTTGCAGATTCCGAAGCTCCTAACTTAGTATATTATGCAACTGATGATGGCATAACTAAGTTTGAAAAGTCGTGGAAGCCAGATGGCATGATTGCCTTAGCCGTTGCTGCCATAAAAGAACTTACAGATAGAGTTGAAGAATTAGAATCAAGAATGGTATAATGTAAATATGAATGAACAAAATATAGATGTAAATTTAATTATTCAGTCTTTTCAAGATAGGTTAACACAATTGACGACCGAAAATGTGATAAAAGACGCAACAATTAAACATTTAACACTCCAAATTCAGGAGATGTCAAAAGAAGAAGTAAAGGATAAATAATGTCAGAAGATAACGTAGAAAATACTACAGAAGCTACAAAAGAGTTTACTGTTACTATTTTAATCAGCGATCAGAACCTATCTTATAAGAGTGATTTTAATGAAGCTGAAACTGTTTTTTGGCTAGAGTCCGTTAAGGCTTTAATCCTAAAGAGAGCTTTTGACGCAGCTGCTGCTAGCTAATTTTATTTTTTATACTACTATTACTTTATCTAAGTAAGGAGTTCTAATGGCCATTAGACAATATCTGCCATTTAGCCAAAATGGATCAGGAGACTTTTTTGCAAAAGCAATTGAGCCTGAACAAATTAAAAACTTATCCAAAGCCTTAAAACCTGCTGCGCTAGCACTGGGTTATCAGGGGACTAATTATTTTTATACTGGTAGAAGCAATTTTGAGCCATCTCCCTATGACTTTGATAGGATCCTTCAGGCAGTTGACACAGACTGCTATGTCAAGCAAGCGACTTTAAAATATAAAGAGCTTTTTTGGAAAGAGGGCTGGAAAATAACTGGAGAAAATGCAGAAGCAGTCTCTTATCTGTATCAAAGAATTGACTTTATGGAAATGGCAATGAAAAGGCCATTTGTAGATTTTTTAATGGAAGTTTCAGATCACTTAGTTAAATTTTCTAATGTTTTTATCGTAAAAGCAAGAGGAGACATGTCTGACTATTTCCCTTCATCTTTAAGTCCTGTTAATTCAACTCAACCAGTTATTGGGTATTATTTAATCCCAACTGAGCAAGTAAGAATACTTAGAGACAAGTTTAATAGACCTAAATCTTATCAGCAACAAACTGATCCAATGACATATTCTCCTACTGATAGAGATCCTGTTTGGTCGGCTGAAAGGGTAATACATCTTCATTTTGACAGAAAAACAGGTCGTGCATTTGGCACTCCGTTTTTAAGCTCAGTTTTGGATGACGTTGTTGCTTTAAGGCAATTAGAAGAAGATATTCAAAACCTTGTTCACAGAGAATTATTTCCTCTGTATAAATATAAAGTCGGCACTGCCGAGCAACCAGCAGAGCCAGAAGAAATAGATGACGCAGCTGCTCAAATAGAAAACATGAGATCTGAAGGTGGATTAATACTTCCATACAGGCATGATGTTGACGTGATAGGTGCAAATAATACAGCTCTTGATGCCAGCCAATATTTAAATCACTTTAAGGAAAGAGTTGCAGTAGGTCTTGGCGTTGCGCCTCATCACCTTGGTATGAGCATGAATGGTGGAAATAGATCTGTTACAGATAGACTAGATACAGCTCTATATGATAAAGTAAAGCAGTTTCAAAAGCACTTAGCAGAAATGATTAGAGTTCATTTCTTTAATGAACTTCTTTTTGAAGGTGGATTTGACCCAATAGCAAATCCTGTTGACGATGGTGTTTCTGATAGGTGTTTCTTTAACTTTAATGAGATTGACGTAGATACTCAAGTCAAAAAAGAAACGCACCTAATACAAAAGTTCACTAACTCTGCAATTACTTTGTCAGAGCTAAGAATAGAACTAGGTATAGATCCAGAATATGATATAAAAGATTTGTTTGCTGGAATTCAAGCTGAGATTCAAATGGATATGGCTGAGAATCAAGCTAAAATTGCAATGAAAAATCAACAACAAACAGAACAACCACAAAGACCAGAAAACTCAGACAAGCAACAACCTGCAAGATCTGGACAAAGAAATTTACCCTCTAGAAGAAAAGGTCCTGGTAATATTATTAGACCAGCAAACCAACAGGGAAGAAAAACTTCACCAGATATCAGAAGATCTGATTTATCATGGCTTTCTGTTATTGAAAATGCTCTCAAAGAAGAGTATAATGTTATTGAACAAGATGAAATAAAGAAAGGTTCGGAATGATAATCCCCTCAGAAACAGCAAAAAACTCTAGATATGGCGAAGACGCAATAGAAGCTTTTTACACTGCAGTTGATAATGGTCAAGCACGTTTAGCAATGTCTATTCTAGTTGACATTATTGAAGCTTTTGCAGAAAAGATTGAAGCACTTGAAGAAGCCGCTGATCCAGTTGTTGAAGTTTTACTTTTAGCAGAGGAAGAGGAAGTAAAAGTAAAAGAACAAATTGAAGAAGATGTAAAGCCTGCACCTAAAGCTAAAGCAAAGGAAACTGTTTCAGAATAATATGAAACTGATAATAGGCTGCCCTATATATGATAGGGATTGGATTTTTCCGTACTGGATATCGTGCATACAAGCTCAATCAGTATTTCTTTCTGATATTGGATTTGTTTTTGTTGCATCTAAAGATGATCAAGCAACAATATCTCACCTTGAGCAGTGGCGAAATCATCATCCAGAAGTAAAAATTTTTGATATTTTATATCCTGAAAATGTAAACCATTTTTCACATAAAGAAGGCACAAGACAGTGGACTTTGTCTAAATATGAAAATATGGTCAACTTAAGAAATATTCTTCTTCAAAAAGTAAGAGAATATAATCCAGATTATTTTTTTAGTCTAGATTCAGATATATTAATTAAAAATCCATCAACAATAGAACTTCTTATCGCCCACATTAAAGAGGGAGCGGATGCAGTTAATCCACTCATGTATATGACCCCAGTTGGAACTTCTTACCCCAGTGTTATGAAATGGTTGGCACATGCGGGCGGTAAGGCTCATAGAGATTTGGATTTCCCTATCGGAACTTATTTTAAATCAGATATTATAATGGCTGCAAAAATGATGTCAAAAAAAGTTTATAGCGCCATTAACTACACTATTCATCCACAGGGTGAAGATCTTGGTTGGTCAGCAACAGCAGCTGACCACGGTTTTAATCTCTATTGTGCATCGTACATATACACTCCTCATATTATGAGTAGAGCAATGCTTCAGGATGTTCTTCGAAATGGAGATCCTAGGGAATTTGAAACTTTGAAAAGTTTGTCTAAAGTATGATATTCTTATATAAGATTGTTTAATATATGATTACCCAATTTACTATAAGTACAAGCTTAGAATTATTCTGTCATGGAGACATAAATGGCTTTTGATTTTGTCGAAAATTTTACCGTTCAACTTCCCGATTTCAGTAAATTAGACTATGATTTTTCGGAAGCATTTAACAGCAAACATGGTCTTATTATAGAAGTTGCTGCTATACACGAACGGACTCACTTCTAATTACAATAATTATTCTGCTATTGAATTAGAAAAGGCTCTCCAGTCTTGGGTTGAGCCTTATCCTAAGCCAATAATTTTAAATCATGATTTAAATGCTGAACCAATTGGTAGAGTCATTGCTGCAAAAATGGACAAAGAAGAAGACGGCAGTCCCTTTGTTAGACTGCAGATTGCAATCACTGATCCAACTGCAGCCCAAAAAGTTTTAGACAAGAGATACCTTACTGGATCTGTTGGCGGTAGAGCTGGTAAAGCAATTTGTTCAATTTCTGGTGATGATTTAGCTTCCGAGTCTGACAATGGCAGGCCAAAAATTCCAAAGTACCGCAGAGGTCAAGTTTATAAAGGTAAGCTCGCATTTATTGATATGCAGGATATTTCTTTTAAAGAATATTCATTTGTAAATCAACCAGCTGATGGTAAGTCAATTGTTAGATCAACATCTGCTACCGCTGACAAAGATGGAAAGCCAAATACTGAAGGCTGGGTAGCTAAAAGTTCTGCGTTTGTTTTAAGTATGAACGAAGAAGATATTTATTCCGTAGAAGAACATGATTCTTTATTTAAAAATATGAAAAAGAAAGAATCTAAGCCAATGTATCTTCATCTAAAAGGCGCTTTTTTGACAGCTCTTGCCTTCCAAGAGAGCGAAAATGCACATAATAAACCAGTTTCATTACTATCTAGCGAGGAAGCTATTAATAACACCGATCTACAGGAGAACTCTAATATGAAAGATCGCAATCAAGAAGAGGATATTTTAGCTGTAACTGAAGAGTTGAGCGAGGATCTATCTTCAATTGCCGCAGAAAAGACTGAACAGTCTGAAGGTGGCGAAGAAGAAGCACCAGAAGCACTAGCTGAAGGTAGCGAAGAAGCCGGCGAAAAAGAAGCCGGTGTACAAGAGTCTAAAGACGATACAGAGAAAGCGGATGAACAAGCTGAAAAGGCTGTTGATTCCGAACAAGCTGCAGAGTCTGAAGAACCAGAGGCCAAAGAAGAACAGGCCGAAGGCACTCAAGAGCCTAAGAGTACGGACGAAGACCTCAGCGATAAGGCTGAACAGCCCGCTGAGCAAGACAACGACGTTCTTGACAAGATAAAAGCTCTTGAAGAAGAAAATGCAAAGCTCAAGGCAGCACTTCACAGAATTCTTGTGGAAAGAGTAGTAGATGCAAAAATCAACGCTGGCGTAGAAACAGCAGAGCAGAGAGATGAACTGATTGAGTCACACTTGACCAGAACAGCCTCTTCTCTTGCTGATTCACTCAGAGATATTGCAAAAATACCAGTCCGCAAGTCACGTCATGCCGAAGCACCAGAAATCCATAACGAATCCGCAGCAGTTACAAATGAAGAAAACGTAGCAACTGTTGACGAGGATAATGAGATTACTGAGGCTAAGGAAGAAGTATCACTTGAGCAAGTATTTGTTGACGCTCTCATGGGCCGTCGTAAGCTTTAAAACAAGGAGAAAATAAGAAATGAGCTTAGCAAAATTTCGTAAAGTAGGCACAAAGACTGGTTCAGGCCGTTTTGTGGTTTCAGAGGGCATTGCTCCAGCAGCATACCTTCTTCCACATCCTGGTCTACCAACTTGGTATTCCGACAGCGAAGATGATCGCTTTGAAATCGTAATTCCAAAAGGTACCATTCTTTCAGTCGTAGCCGACAGTAACGGCGATGCAAGGGTTGTTCCAGCTAATGGTACATCGGCTGCAGTCACCTTTGGTGACAACATGCCATCATCTTGGGATCCACTAGATGGTGCAACTCCATCTTATAGCTCTGGCGCAACTGACACTGTTGCGGTAGGCGCAAGATCAATTCCAGTTGGCGTTGCTCAGTATGACCTTTACCGTCCATTTGACAAGGGCACCTCACAAGGTGCAGGCTTCATCACCCATGGTTACGTTGAGTACCCAATGGTCACTGGAGTCAATGCAGACGTTACCGTTGGTAGCGTAGTTCGTTCGGACCATATGGGCCGTCCAGTATTGGCAGCTGCAGCTGACTTTTTTGCCAGCAATGCAGTCTACTCTTACCTCCAGGTTGGTAAGGTAGTCGAAGTAGAAAAGTTTGCAACCAACTTTGATGATGGTCTTCTTTCCTACATGCAGCTTCCTTCAGATCCAGGTGCGCTTAAGACAGTATTTGAGATTACTCGCTCAGGTGCTTTCTCAGGCAAGCTTGGTATCCGTAGCAACCTGGATGTCCACAACGTCATTGGCGCATTCCGCGTCAACCTAACCTTATAATAACAGGAGGAATATCCTAAGATGAGTAAAACAATCCAAGAGCTCCTCTCAGGACTCCCAGCTTGGGAAGCCGCATTATCTGAGGACGGGTATCTAGACCAAGACAACAGAGTTACCATTAAGGAAGCTTTTGCATCACCAGATGCTGCAATTCTCTTCCCAAAGGTTATTTCTCGTACTCTTAAGGAAGCAGCTGAACCCCAGCTTCTAGTTACTCCTCTACTTTCAACTGTACGTCTCGGTAAGGGCCGTTCACTTGAATTCCCAGCAGTTAATGCAATTCAAGCAGCTGAGATTCCCGAAGGACAAGAGTACCCAGAGCAGGCATTAGCCTTTGCAAAGCAAATTGAAGGAAAGGTGTCCAAGAAGGGTGTCAAGCTAGCTTTCACAGAGGAAGTTATTGCTGACTCACTTTGGGATATCGTCGGCCTTCATGTCCGCGCTGCAGGTCGTGCCCTTGCTCGCTTAAAAGAGCAAATTGCACTTAGCCGTTTCAAGGACGCTGCAACAATCGTCTTTGACAATGACAACGGTGCCTACGATTCAACAACTGGCCGTGACATCAATGGTGCCTTTAACGACACCGTCACCTGGGACGACATCGTAGACATGGCTGCAGTTTTGATGGCAGAGAAGCATGTACCAACAGACTTCATCCTCCATCCACTCATGTGGTCAGTCTTCTTGAAGGACAGCATCTTCCATGCAGGTGGCGCAGCTTCAGCTGTAGGTACCAGCTGGGGTTACCGTCCACAGTCTCCAGAAGGCGCACTAAACGCAACTGCTCCAATGGGTCTTAACGTACTTGTATCACCATTCGTCAGCTTCACAGCTAAGGCAAGTGGTAGTGCAGCTAAGTCTGACCTTTTCCTCATTGACCGTAACGAGGTTGGTTCACTTCTAGTCAAGGACGATCTGTCCACTGACCAGTTTGATGATCCATCACGCGACATTCGTCAGATGAAGATGAAGGAGCGTTACGACATCGTAATGCTGGGCGATGGCGAAGGTATTACCGTCGCTAAGAACGTCAAGCTCAGCCGTAACTACGAGGTTCAGGTTACAAGCGAAATTTAATTTGACCTTAGGGCATTATAGTTACGGTCACTGAAAAGTGACAGCCCATAGGCAGAGGGTGGTGGCGAAAGCTACCACCCTCTGTTTTTTACATCAGAAAACTGTTACTATTTCAGTAAAATCTCAATAAGGAGAATCTGTGGCTCTGTATTTAATAGAAAGCGCTAGTGTAGACGCTGATGTTGTCGTAATAAAGTTTGGAAGAACTGTCAAAATTAGCTCATTAATAAATGCTAACTTTACAGTACAAACCACAGCTGCTACCCCAGTTGTTGTTCCCAGTCCATTTGCAGCAATAAATACTATTACTGATTTTAATCAAATATCTAGAACTTTAAGATTGTTTTGGGATGTAATTTTAACTTCTGGTCAACAATATGAAATAATAGTTTCAAACATAAAAGACGCAGTAAATGAAACGATACCAACAGAAAAAATCAAGTTTACAAAAGCAGATGCTGCGACACCTTCTACAATAACTTCGTATTCAGAACCTGTATATGAAGAGATATTGATAGAGGATAAGTCTGTTAGAACAGATGTGTATTCTACTGTTCAAATTCTTGCTAAAAACCCTAATTTTTACGTAGTTTCTGTAGATCCTGTTAATGGAGACTTCTATGTAGATAACTCTTACAATAATGGAAGAGTAACAATTGAGTTCAATGCTCGACCAGCTTCAAACTTTCTTAACGCTAAGTATTTTAAAGCACAGAAAAAGAAAATACAGAGAACTCCATCTAGATGGGAGTCAGTAGACGCTAACGTGTCTCTTCATTCTTGGAAGGCAGAAGCTTACATAGACTTTCCATCAAATGATGCAACGCCTGTGTATGCAACCTCTAATAAAAAATATTTTGAGACTGGATATAAATATAGAATTATATTATCTAAAGATATAGGCATATAATTATTATGACTAACTTTATTTATGGAAAAGCAAAGCAGGGTATACTGAACGGTTATTTTAACTTTTCTGAAAATAATTTTAAAGTAGCACTAGTAAAAAGTTCTTATACTCCTAATCAGAATGTTCATGAATTTTTATCAGATATATCAAATACAAATGTTGCGTATACAACAGAAAATCTTCCGTCTTTAGTAAATAATTTAGGAGTTTTAAATTGTCAAGATTTTTTATTTGAATTGCCAGTAAATACTGCTTTTAATGCAGCGGTAATATATCAAGTTGGTTCAAGTCAATCAAATTCAAGGTTACTAAGCTATACAGACACAGCCTCTGGGCTTCCCTTTACGGGTTCTCAAAATTCTGTAACAGTAGTTTTTGATTGGATCGGATCAATTTTAACACTATAAGGAAAATATGACCACACAATATCCAAGTTCTTTAGATGTATTTACAAATCCAACTGCAACTGATACCTTAAATTCAGGCGATGTTCCTCATCATTTACAGCACGCAAATGTGAATGATGCAGTTGAAGCAATACAGACCGTGTTGGGTTTGAATCCAGCAGGTGCGCATTTAACTATTAAAGATAGAATAATTTCAGCTGAAACCACTATATCTAGTCAGTCAGTATTAAACGGTTTAGATGATGTTACTATTACATCAGTATCAACTGGAAATATATTAAGATATAATGGTTATCAGTGGGTTAACTATTCTGAAGCCAACGTTGTAGATGGAGGAAACTTTTAAACATGGCAAACACAATAAGAATTAAAAGAAGGGCCGGAACAGGGTCCGCAGGGGCTCCATCTTCGTTAAAAAACGCAGAACTAGCCTATAATGAGGCTGATGACATTCTTTACTATGGTAAAGGATCAGATGGGACCGGTGACGCTACGTCTATTCCAGCTATTGCTGGAGCAGGAGCGTATTTAACTTTAGGCACTTCTCAAACAGTAACTGGTGATAAAACATTTTCTGGAACAGTATCAGTTGCAACGCCATCCTCTAACGCTCACGCAGCTACAAAGCTTTATGTGGACAATGCAGTTTCTAACATAACAGTAAGCGGAACTGCTAATCAAATTACAATAACAAGTGGCACTGTGTCTTTGGCTTCAAGCGTTACAACTCCAGGAGATTTGACAGTAACCGGAAACCTTACAGTAAATGGAACTACTACAACAGTTAATTCTACAACGGTTTCTCTTGACGACAAGAATATAGAATTAGCAAGCACAGGGTCACCCAGCGATGCTGGAGCTGATGGAGCTGGTATAACCGTCAAGGGGACTACAGATAAAACCTTTAACTGGGTTGACGCAACAGATGCTTGGACATCTTCTGAACATCTTAATTTATTGACCGGAAAATCATTTTATATTAATGGCACTTCTGTTTTAAATTCAAGTACTCTTGGTTCTGGAGTTACTTCATCTAGCCTTACATCAGTTGGTACTATTTCAACTGGAGTATGGCAAGGTACAGCAATTGAAATTGCATACGGAGGCACTGGTTCCACAACTGCATCTGGCGCAAGAAATGCACTAGAACTTGGATCAATTGCAACACAAAATGCTAATAATGTAAACATTACAGGTGGTACAATAGACGGCATATCCATTGATGGTGGAACTTTTTAATTAAAACTTTTGTTAAACGGAGTCTAAATGGCTAACACTATTAAGATTAAAAGAAGCGGTACAGCCACACAGGTTCCAAGCTCACTAGAACACGGAGAGCTAGCAATAAATTATACAGATGGTAAGCTATTCTATAGAAATAATCTGGATCAAATAGTAGAACTTTCATCTTCTTCTGGCTCAGCTCCAACCACTGGCCTTACAGAAGATATAAGAGACGTAAAAATAATGCTTTATATGGAGGTCATTTAAGATGTCAATTAATCAGAAACGTTTGGCGGGTCCAACACAGCTTGGAACCTCAAGTGTTGCATACTATACTGTTCCAGCGGCAACTACTACTATAGTTAAGCAAGTTGTATTAACTAATACAACAGCATCTGCAAAAACAGTCACTGTTAGACTAGTTCCCGGTGGAGAGAGCGAAGGCGCTACGCCTAATTCACTAGATATTATTAGTGCAATGACTTTGTCTGCTAATGAAACAATGTCTTTTAACTGTTCTATGGTAATGGTTAATACAAGTGGAAATGGAGACCAATTAAAGGCACTTTGTAGTGCAAATAGCTCTGTAAATATATCCGTGTTTGGAATAGAAGAGGCTTAATAATAATGACAGGACTAGTTAGGTATGGAGCTCCTAGCGCAATGCAATCTTTTATTGATGCGCCTGATCCAATATTTGGAACTGGGGTAGATGGAGACGCTACATTAGATGGGTCAACAACTATTTTAGGAATGACTCCATTTTTAAGCGTTTACTCAATGACAACAGATCTCTTTTTTAATAATCTAACCATTAACGCTGGAGTTAGATTAGCTCCAAATGGATATAGAATATTTGTTAAAAATATTTTGACATTAAACAGTAACTCAATTATAGGTTTTGCAGGTGGCTACTCAACTGCTGGGTCAATAGCACAGCGGAGGGGCTGCACAAACTGCGGTAACCAATAGTCTTGGCGGTTCTGCAACAGGGTATTCTGCAACCGCGCCAGCAGATGGATTGGGTGGTTCAAAATATTATCAAATTCCACATCAAGCCATAAGAGGATGGGCAGTAAGCGCTTCTATTACAATTCCAACATTTCTAAGAGGTGGCGCAGGTGGTTTTGGTCAAGCAGGGGGTGGAGTGGTTATTGTAGCTGCAAGATATATAACTGGTCCATCTTCTGGTACTGCTTCGATTACTGCTCCAGGCCTACCCCCTGCTGGCGGCGGAGTAATTATAGCGATATCTTCTCATTCAGCACTTCCAGCATCAATTTTTACAAACGTAACTGGACAAAATCCAGGCACAGTCTACTACATGCAGTTGGTGTAAAATGCCAGCAATGGATAGAGTTGGTCAGCAAAGAACACAAAGAGCTGGAAATGATTCCATCTATGGTTCGGGTTTAGACGGAAATGGATATGTTAACTCTGCATTAAGCCTGACTAGCGACATGTATTATAATAATTTAGAGGTTAATTCTAATGGAATTGTATATACAAATGGTTTTAAAATATTTGTCAAAGGAACATTAACACTTAATGGATATATTGGTATAGGTTCAGTTTCTTCTGGAACAGTATCGGAATCGGGATCAAATATTTCAGATGGCTCAATTACAGGGCATGTCACATCCACTATCTCATACAGGCTTGGAGGACAAGGTGGTGGTGGTTCTAATCCAAACGTACCAGTCATGCCAAGCTATCTATATAAAAATATAAACAATCTTTTAGGAGGAAGTTATATTGACCCAGCAAATACTAGTGGAACAAAAATTACTGGCGGATCTTTTGGTACAACGGGTACAACTGGAGCAACAACTCCTGCCCCAGCTACATGGCCAAATAAAGCTGGTAAAGCAGGATCTGCTGGAGGGTATGCCCCCGATGCTCATACCGTTAATGCTCCAGGTGGAAGAGGTAATCCAGCAGCAGATGGCTCTGCTAACTCAGGTCCAGCTCCAGGTGGAGCAGGAGGTGCTGGTGGAGCAGGGGGTGGGGTTGTTGCCGTTTTTGCAAAAACAATAATTGGATCTGGAAAAATATTTTCATTAGGTAGATCTGGGGTAGGGGGATCAGCTGGAACCACAATTCCTGCGGGCGCCAACGGAGCAAACGGTGCCGCAGCACCAAATCGTACGGATCACCATCACGTTGCCCCCACTACGACCCACCACCACGTAGCTCCTGGTCATAGTCATGCACCTCATACGAGGAACCATGATCATCATAATCATACGACAAATCACTCTGATCGCCATGGGCATAAAGCTGGACCCCACACAGACCATAAGGGTCATGTCCATGAGGAGCCCCATTGGCACCATGGCGGTCACCACCACCATCCGCACAACGATGGACCTCATGGTGGCGTTCATCACTGGGATGGTCACTACTGGCATGCATGGCGTCCACACTACAACGGGTTGGGGCAATGGACTCATTATCCACCACATGGGCATCAAAAGCCTAATGGCCATCACAACTGGTATCAACCAGACGGTAATGCTCACCATCATGAAAGGTTTTATCATGGATCATTTGGCGGACACGATGGTCACGTTCATGCACACTTTGGCGAACCTCCACATACCCATACTCACGTAAATGGAATAACCCACTCAAGTGCAAGGTATCACCATCATAACCACTCTGTTTCACATCCCAATCCTGATGCATCATCGAGCCATGCTAATCCAGATGCATCGGCACATTATGCTGGTGGAGCTGGAGGAGTTAATGATGCTAATCATGGTAGGGGAGCTCCAGCTATAACTGGTGCAACAGGAAAAAGAGGTGGTGCTGGAGGTGGAGGCGCAATTGTTGTAGTTTGTGATACAATAGATTCAAACGTAGTTTTTGACACTAGAGCGGGTCTTACGGCAGATTCTGATAATTTTTCTGCCTCTTCTGGTTCATCGTATATACTATACAATATCTAAAAAGGAGAAAAATAAAATGGATTTTGAATTAACAACACAACAAAAAACAGACATATTAACTGTAACTAAAAAAAATATTAAATCAGAAATATTTAACATTTTAATTAGAGTTGGAATTGATCCAGATACTTTTGACGAAAATGATTTATCTGGTTTTGACCCAGTAATGGTAGGGGAAAAAGAAAGAGTACAGGCTCTTATAAGCGGACTAATTTTGATTGAGGCTAAGTTAGCCGCTCTATAATGAAAAGATTTGTTTGCGTTCCATTATCTTTAACAGAACACCAAATGCCAGAAGAAGCTAAGAAGTTATCTGAAGAGTCTCAGCTTTCAATAAGGGTTTCTGAAGAATATGATCATATATTTATAGGTTCTTTTCCTGAAACTTTTGCTATTGAATCGCCAGCTTCTGTTGAAAGTGGATATGTATATTGGTTAGACGTTACTGACGAATATAATAATTTTTTGAAAAATGTATTTATCCTCTGTAAAAGTTCTGATAATGAGTATAAATTTTTTCCAATATTAAAAGAAAAACATATACTAAGATTTCGTTTTAGAATACCTAAAAAAAATAAATACAACTATCAAATTTGGAACGATGATAACATGTTATATGAAGGTGAGTTTGAGGTAACGTGAACGTAGAAAGTCCAGCCAAGTGTATTTCTGTATACAGAGAAGTTTTCTCCGAAGAAAGTGCAAACCATTTTATAAAAAATTTAGAACATGAAACCACTTCTGACTGGTCTGAATTAAGTTGGGGTTCATCAAAAATTGGAGATGGTGTTTCTTCTAAGTATAGAACATCTTTAACGTGTTCGTTGATACCACTAATGAAACCTTATCCAGAAACGGAACTGTCAAAGTATTTTACAGAAAATATTAGAACTCCTATAGAAAAAGTTACAAATGATTATGTAACTGAATACTTAATTCCTTCAGGTATGCACGCAGCGTACCAATTATTAAAGTATCATCCAGAGTCAGAGTATCATGCACATGTAGACCATGCTCCTGACAATAGAAGAGTTTTTAGCATGGTATCTTGCATTCTTGCTCCAGAAGATGGTGGGGATTTAGAGTTTCCATTTTTTGATTTGTCTATTCCAATGGAAACTGGAATGGTTATACTTTTTCCTGCCAATTTTCCTTACCTACATATAGCTCATTCAGTTAATTCTGGAATTAAATACAGTTTAGTAACATGGTATGAATAACGGTATAATGATAGTATGGACAATAATTTAAATAAATTTAAGCCAAGAACTTTTGGAATAATAGGATCTGGCACAGCTGGATTAATAACTGCCCTTCTTCTTAGAAGAGCTTTTCCAGCATGTGGTGTTACTGTTGTATCTTCTTCTGATGTTGGCATCATAGGTGTTGGCGAAGGCTCAACTGAACATTGGCGTCAGTTTATGGAGTTATGCGATATACCTCTCCATGAAATGTTAATGGAAACCGCAGCTACACATAAATATGGAATTAGGTATGAAAACTGGACAGATCATACTCCAGATTATTTCCACAGTGTTTCAGGTGGAGATGATATATACTGTTTCGGTTTATTCGGAGCATATATGGGAATTATAGAAACTGGTAAGACACTAACATCTCAAACATCTTCAATAGGTTTAGTGAGAGATAAGATTAGAAGAGAAAATCTACACAATAATACAAATCAGTATCATTTTGATACTTTTAAATTAAATGAATATTTTGTTTCTTTAGCATTTAATAGGAATGTTAGATTTATTGATGGTCTTGTTCAAAAAGTTCAGAAAAATGAAGATGGAACTATAAAATCTGTTCAAACAAAACAGGGTGATGAGATAGAAGCCGACTTTTGGTTTGATGCATCAGGTTTTAATAGGGTTTTATTAAAGGAAGTTGGTGATGTAGATTGGCAGTCCTTTAGTGATTATTTATTGTGCAATACTGCTATTCCGTTTCCCACAGAATCTGATCCAAGCGGAAAAATTCACGGATATACAAGAGCAAAAGCAGCTTCTTCTGGCTGGATGTGGGAGATACCGACGCAAGAAAGAAGAGGAAATGGATATGTTTTTTGCGATCAATTTATTTCCGTTGAACAAGCAGTGGAAGAGGCAGAAAAAATAAGCGGATATAAGCTTCCTAAAGATCCTAGAGTAATTAAGTTTGATGCTGGGTATGTAAAAGAACCTTGGCAAAAAAATGTTATTGCAGTTGGATTGGCTTCCTCTTTTGTTGAGCCGCTAGAAGCTACCAGTATTGGTTCAACAATACAGCAAATTCGTCAAGCGATACCTTATATCTCGTCTTATATGCCAACACATAAGTTTTCGCAAAAACATTTTAATGAATCTTTTGAAAAAGTTATGAAAAATATATTGACCATGATTAGATTACATTATTATAGCGATAGAAGAGATAGTAAGTTTTGGCAAGAAATGGCACACATGCCGATAAATAAAGAGCTTCAAGATATCATTGATTTATGGTCAGAAAGACCTCCGTCAAGAAATGACTTTGATCATTCTCACGGAGAAATGTTCTTAGCCCCTCATATGACTCATGTAGGTCAAGGTCAAGGAATTGTTAATGTAGAAGCCTGTACAATGTCTATAAATCATTTTGGAATTAGAAGAGAAGTTGAAAAACAATTAGATGAATTTTCCAAAGGAAGAAGTAATCATGAACTTGTTGATCATGCTCAAGCTCTAAGAGAACTTTATCATTTAGACAAAGAATGGAATATTAAGTGAGTCCAAAACCAAAAAAACAAAAATTAAAACCAGGTCAAATTCGATTTACTCCTATGGATAATAGGCTGATGGAGTCGGCGCCATACATAAATACTGTCACAAATCAACCATCTTGGTTCAAGCGAATAAAAAAAGAAGGTGGCTCCTTAAGAAGATGTGCTGGTACAATAGATTTCCTAACCGCAGGAGCCACATTGCCGATGTGGACGAATTATAGATTTAGACCAGATGGCCGTGGTGCTTGGGAAACTGGATCTGATGACTTTTTTCCATCTGCAGTTATTGGTGGAAAAGATGTTCCAATAGGATCTATATCTGGCTTTAACTACAATTCTACTGGTGAATGTCCAATGACAGCAGTAAGAAAGATAGAGACTGGTCAGTACCCAAAGATTATTAATCCATGGAGAATTGAAACTGCGCCAGGTTGGTCTACTTTAATGGTTCCAATTTATTGGGAGCCAAATGAAGACTATACAGTCCTTCCTGCGATTGTTCATACTGATTTTTATCATCAAATGAATGTAGTTATTAATCCAATTAACGATATACCGTTTACTATTAAATTTGGAACGCCAATGGCTCAGCTTATTCCATTTAAAAGAGATTCAGATTTTACAGAAATTTTTTTTAATGATGAAGATTATTTTAAGTATGTAGCTTCTTCGGGCATGGGCAGCGGTAATCTTTCTCCAGCAGACGGCACTGGTGCTCCGTATAGAAGAGAGAGAATTAAAGTAGATGCTGAGCTAAAAGAAAAACAAAAGAGTAGATGGCAAAGATGAATATAAATCAAAAGCTTGAAAAACTTATTGAGATAAAGATAGCTCTTATGCAAGAAATATATAAACAATGTATTGAAAATAATATTGATCCAGATACTTTTATTTATTCTGATTATATTAATTCATCAGACGAAAGTCGTATACAAGGTACTTTAGGTGCGCATTGTTCTAAATTAGATATTATTGAAAAGAAAATAAAGGAGTTACAGTGATTATTGACCAAGACAGACTACTGCTGGAAGCACCAGCACTTGAGCCTGGTGTATTCTATCTTCAAAAATGCATATTCATAAATGAAGGAAAAAATGTCAATAGAGCCGGACGATGCGAAAACCTAACATACGGTGGAATTGGAATAGCAATTGGGACACCATATGAAAACCAAACCTGGGAAAGTGGATGGAAATCAGACTATGACGATTTTGAATTACAATTAACTGACATAGAAAAATGGGGACACATTATATCCGTAGTTCCTGATTTTTTTATAGATTATATACAAATTAAATATATAACAACTGATGGAGTTTTTGGTGTTAGGGATATACAGAAGCAGGCAGCACCAATGTCTATGTGGATTGCAAAATCTATATATCAATTGTTTAAAATAATTAGAGAGTGGTCATTTATGGTTGATGAACCATTTAATAGCGACCATCCTATGGCTCAGTATTCTAAGCTTGTATATGACAAACTACAACCACCGCAAAATATACTAGACGAAATTGACGCAATGCCAGATATGCACCTCGCAAAGTTTTTAAAAGGCAATCCTGATTATAAATCTATACCAACTCACTCACCTGTGTCTCAAGACTTTAAAAATTGGATACTAGAGTTGTGTGAAACGTATAAAGAACTTTCTTTTAAAGAAAAATTAGATATTATGTTGGATTTGTAAAATGTTTTTAAAAGATAAAAAAAATATTGACAGTTATGATTTGTCTTCTGTCTTAGGAGAATCATGGAGTATTCCAACTATTAATAATAAAAAGAATAATAATATTAAAGTATTCTTTAAAAAAATACAGTTAGCCATAAAAACAATGTCTGATAAATCATATTGGACCAAAGCAAACATCGTAGAAGCTTGGGGTTTTACAACTAAAATAGCAATTATTTTTCCAGGTTTACTCTTTGGCACTCAGTTTTGGTGGCTTTATGTATTTGCCATCATGTCAAGTATTGCATTAATTTGGTCTTCAACAGTAAAAACTCTTCCAACTATAATACTATTTAATGTATGCTGGGTGATTTTGGCTAGTATAGCAATACTAAAACATTTTTTTTAAGGGGATAACATGTTGTACAACGACCTTGTTGGCTACAATCAGTCTGGCGTATCCTATGAAGGTACGTTAACTTTAAGTATTCCTGGTTTTTCTGCAATATTAGTTGCTCCTTCAATAGGTATATATATAGGCGACGAGCCCGATAATAGCAATGCAACCTTTTTAGGCCTTGCTACTGTTTCTTTAATTAGGTCAGGGTTAATTACTCTTCAGACAACTCAACAGCAAGCGCAATCTATAGCAGAATCAGCTATTATTTATTTAAATAATGCTGCTGATGTTTCTGTTGTAAACAATACCTTAGAACAAGGGACTTCCGTTAGGGTTTCTATAGTGTCAAGGTCCCAATTTGCAGAACACAACCTCGCTTAGTAATCCCTATCTAATAAGTACTATTGTGAATAGTAAAATACAATGGAGATAAAATGTCTAGTTCAGTGTTAGTAAACGATACCGTAAGGATTAAGGTTAAATTTGTAGACATAGACCCTAATACTGGCGAGCAAGAATCAGTATTTCCTTCTTCTGTAATAGTAAACATAGAAAAAATTGATGGCGAAGATGTAATTGTCAATGATTTTGCTACCTCTTTAACTCAGTCAGAATATTATTATGATTTTACTCCCTCAGAACCTGGACAGTATAAAATTACCTTTAATGGAATTATGTCCGACACTTCTCAAATCGTAGTTAATCAAAACTTATACGTAAGTGATACTGATGCAGACTATAGGCCAAGCGTAACTTTAAAGTCTGATGAAACAATAATATTTGCGGCTGACATAGATCCACTATACGTTGATCCAGAAGAGCTTTTATCTTTTTTCCCAGATGCATCTTTGCTGGAAATAGGTGAATTAATACATCATTACTCACTTGAAATGAAGGAGATTTTTAATCTTCAAGATACAGAAAATGGATCTGGGATTAACTTTACTGCAGCCGAGTATATCAAAGCCTCTGCGTGCTGCGAACTAAGTAGAACCTATGGATTTGGCGGAGATGATGAATTGTCTCTCAAACTGGCTGATCTTTCCATCACAAATAGGTCAAATCCAAGAAATTCCGTCAATAGAGGCAATGCCACAACGTGGTGTCAAATAGCAGCAGCTTTAAGAAAAGAAATGATGGCATCTAGAGTAGGTATGAGAGCTGTTGTTCCAAAAGGATTACCAAATAAAAAAGTTCACAATAATTATAAAACTGTTGATCCAGATACAGGTAAATTAGTGTACCTTTCCGACAAAGAACTTTATGGTCCAGGTAGAACAACTCCAACCGAACCAGATGATCCAATGCCGGACAGAAAACTTAAGAAGTATGATTGATCCAAAAAAAGCTTTTAGAAAAATCCTTAGAGAATATGGTCATGATGTCCTCTTGCAAAGAAGGCTGTCTGATGATTTTCTATATTCTACAAATCTTGAAAGAATAACAACAAGGCATTTTTTTCCGTCCGCTGAAGCTCTTGCTCAGGCACAAAAAGAAGATAATGAAGGTTTTGTTGCTAATATTGATTTAATTTTTTATTTTGAATCAGAAATCAACCCAAAGCAAGGAGACAGGATATACGAAGAGTCTCCTTCTAATATTAATGATCCAAATGTTTATTTGATTGACTTTGCCGCTCCAGTAAGAGGTAGAATGGGTAAAATAGTATACTGGACAGTTGGAGCTACCAGGGAAAGGCCAAGTTAATGATAGTATTATCTCCAGGCCAAACTGGTACTTTTGAATTTATTTTTAACGAAAATAATACTTTTTACGACCCAACAGCAGGAGCAACTCCTTCTGATATTTTAGTATCAGTATATAGGGGTGACGCAGGGTCGGGAACCGTTATAGATGGTCCTTATTCTTATCTATTTCAAGACGCTACACCAAGTGGTAACTATATTCAAAAAATTACAAATAGCACTATATACTATGGTTACTTTGGGGACTCGCCAGGGCAAAATGTTTCCAATCTAAATGTAACAAAATTTTGTTTTTATTATACAGTTTCTAATAATTTATTTCCTGGCAACTATTCAGTTTTAGCTACGACCTATTCTGGAGCTAAAATAATACAATATATAGCGCACTTCCAAGTGCCGCAAACCAGCGCTGCGTTGTCTTCTGCATATGCATCTGGTCAAAGAGAAATTGTTCAATCATTTGTTCCAGCTTATGAAACTCTTGAACAATACAAGACTAACTCTATACTTTTAATAGGTCACGCTGACGGAATTGCCTTAAACAATATTATTAGGATAGGCTCTGTTCAAGAAGCAGTAGATCTTCTTAAGGCAAATGTTAATTCACCCTTATTAAGGGGCGTATTTGATGCATACGCAGCGGGTGCTAGAGATATATATATTTGTGCAGCCGCTCCAATGACTGAATACATTGAAGACTTAAGCCAAAGAAATACCGCGATACCATTCTACTCTATGGGCGATGCAACTCCTATTAATTATAACTTTTATCAAAGATACTGGTCTAGACTAGAAAAAACTTATGAAATTATAAAAGATTATGATTATTTAGATATAATAGTTCCATTAGAAACAAGTATATTAAATACGGGATCCATAGATTTTACTACTCAATTAGCTATGTATTGTCAAGACTTTCATAATAAGAGCGGAATGATTCAGATAGGGGTTATTGGTAGTAGAACTGGTGGAATATCGGAAGCCGATATAGATGCACTTGAAAGTAAAAATATATTTAAAAATCGATATACATTGTTTGATTCTGAAAATCAAATAATAGGAGATATGGGTAGATTTGTAGTTCCAGTTTATGGAGAATTAATCATTAATCATAACTTTTTAAATATTACATATACCTCTTCTGCCGCAGCAACCGCTGCTGGAATGATATCTTCCAATCCAGTGAATCAGAGTCTAATAAGAAAAAATGTACCTTCTGCTTTTGGACTTAGCGGAATATCTTTAAATCAATCTCAAGTTGATCGATTAGATAATATAGGGATTAATACTTTTACTAGAAATTCTAGAAGCAGAAGAGGTAATACCTATCAAGTTTATTTGACTAACGACAACACTATGGCTCACCCTACATCAAACTATAGAAAACTTCCACAGATTAGACTTTGCGCAATGCTTGTAAATGAGATAAAGTCTTTATCTAATAATAATATAAGTAAGTTTTCTTCCCAAAAAGCAGTAGAAGATGTAAGAAGTCTTTTATCATTTTTAAAATACAATAATATAATATCAGATTACACTCTTGAAGCATATAGTGATCAAGAGGTAAAGGGAAAACTTTATTTTGATATCAGTGTTGTATCTTCTTTGGGATTAAAAAAATTATCCTTCAGCATATCATCGGGTAAGGCGGCTTAAAAATGGCACAGAACGCATTTGGTTTTCCACTTCCAGCTCTAAACGAAGTTGCTAACAATAGGACATTTGGTCCACCACTGCAAGCTGCAGGAAATTTAACTTATTTAGAGTTTGTTTCTGTTGTTAAACTTTTATGGGAAAATCTTCATCCAGATATTCCCATTGTTCCAACTCAACCAGCTCAGTACGCTGTCTATCCCTGTATCGTTTATGGTCTAGAGCTAAGAAAGGCCCACTCAGTTGAGCCTAAGCCAAGAAGTAGGCATGTTGTAGAAAATGATGTCATGGTATTTGGGCAGAGATTTCAAAATATAGTTTCTTTTACCATAACCACTAAAGTAATGGGCGGAGCTACTAGGGCTCCAGAATCCAGGTATGACGGAGCTGAAGTCGCAGATTCTTTAGCGGAAGTATTTGAAGACTTTATGTTGGAGTATACTCCTGTTTTTAAAAGATTAGGCGCTTCAGAGTTTGTTTATGCCAGAAGATTGGCTGATGCAGAAGAAAACAAAGGTAGTACTGACCTAGTTAAAAGAACGGTCACATATATGTTAACTACTGAAAAGTTAATAGCTACTTCGGTTGGAACTATAGAAAAAATAGCCATAGACGTAAGGACTTATATGGCCTATGAGAAAGAGTTGGTTAAAGAGCCATTTGAAATGGCAACTCCTAACTTTGATGGAACAGAGGTAAGTATTATAGACCTATATCAAAGTTCCACCCCAAATGTTAGTTCATAGTTGTTTTTATAGGTTGTTCGTTACTATACACTAAGACTAGACCTACAAAAGACTGCAAACCGGAGGTTTAAAATTCAATGGCTCTACCTGGCGTTAAAACAATCGTAAAAGATCGCTTTTATAGCATCTCAAGACAGGATTCTCCTGTCGGTCCAAGAATCTGTGTTATCGGCATGCGCAATACCGCCGATGGCACTGGCAACGTAGCTGACTTAGACGTAGTTCAAGTCACTAAAGAATCAGATGTCATCACCGCTTTTGGTGAGGGCTCACAACTGCACAAGTCCTACAAGGAACTTGTTGCAGCAGGTGCGGATAGAATCTACATGGTTCCCCTTCCAAGTAACACAGTTTTTAATCATACCAATGGTACAGCAACCTCTGGTGGCTCAGATGTATTTGACAATGCATTTGCAGCCGCTGAAGTGTCACTTCCAGACATAATTGTTCCTTGGGGTCGAGGTGGAGTCACATCAGACTGGCAAGATCCAGCTACACCAAGTGACGACGTTGAGTATGGCTTCCATGCTGACAATACAGCCACTGTAGCAAACAACTGGGCATACAAGGTTGCAAATAAAGTCAAGTCGATTAGTGAAAATACAAACCCATGTATTGCAGTGATGGGTGTTAGGCCATGGATTGGGACTGGATCAACTCCCGCAACAGCAGAGGTAATGACTCCAGCCAATGTGTCTTCTCATCTAGCACTTACCCGCTTGCCAGATAAGAACGCCACAAGCGGTTCCTCTTACACATGGGGTGGCATCGGTAGATACGTTGTTGTCATTGCCGCAGAAGTTAAGCCAGTCAATTACAGCTCAGAAAACTACAGCGATTTTGGTTATGCCAACGGCGCAACTACATTTGCTGCTTCTCTTAGTAGAATGGCTTCTTACATAAGTCCAGTTAATAAAGTTGTTTTCAATGTAACAAGACTTCGTTACAACCCAACAAGAACACAACTTTCAAATGATCAAGCAACTGGCATTACCGACAAGGGCGTAAACGCAATTGTCCTTAACTTTAATAAGATTCCAGTATATGCAGAAGGCATGACATTTGCTCCTGCATCTTCGGATTACAATAGAGTTTCAACCTCAAGAATTATTAATGAGGTTTCTCTTGTAGTCCGTCAGGTTTGCCAGAAGTTCATCGGTGAACCTTCAACAATGCAAGTTCGTAGCTCGATGGAGACAGCTATTACCTCGGGCCTACGTGGCATGCAACAACTTGGCGCCCTTCTTGACAGTGACTTCACAGTAAGTTACATTCCAACAGAGAACAAGGCCCTTGTTGATCTAGTGCTAACACCAGCATTTGAACTTAAGTCAATTGAAGTTCAAATAGCAGTTAACCTTTAATATTAACATTATAAGATAGGAGGGTACACAGATGCCAGCAGCAGGCGAGTACTACGATTCACCGGTTAACAAATACCTTAATACATACACCACTTTCTCCGGAGCAGATATTGTTGCCACCTTTGGCGGTAAGGAGATTGGAGCACTTTCAGGTATTACTTTCTCAGTGACAAGAGAAAAAGCCCCAATTTACACCATGGGTTCACCAAACCCAAGATCATTCTCCAGAGGTAAAAGAGGTATCGCTGGTTCATTGATTTTCACAGTCTTTGACCGCCCAGCTCTTTACACAATGCTAGAGACACATTATGGAACTTCCCAGGAAATGAAGTTTTGGACAAGATCAAGCAACACACTTCCAGGTGATCCTTCACACAGAAGAGGCATTGCTGAGTTTGACGACCAAACGAGAGACGTTGTAAGTAAAGTTCCTTACTATGCTGACCAGATTCCACCATTTGACATTACAATTACTTTTGTCAACGAGTATGGTCAAGGTGCAGTAAGATCAATTTACGGCGTTGAGCTTCTAAACGAGGGTTCTGGCGCTTCAATGGACGACATCGTCATTGAAGAGACAATGACCTACGTAGCTCGTGAGATTGGTCCTATGTACACCATTTCTAACGCACAGTTGAGCAGATTTGGTGGCAGCTTGTCTGACATTATTTCTAAGGACGCAGTAACCTCAAGCGGTCTAAACTCAGAAATCATTAGACCATAATTCTTAAGGTTAAGTCTTAATAGCTAAAGCGTGGAGGATGACTAGTTTGTCCTCCACGTTTTAGTTTTTATCGGAGTAAAATGTACAAAGATATTGAAAAACTTAAAATAGAACAAAAAAGAATAATTGACTACGGTAATCAGATTGAGTCAATTAGAAGAGAAAAAAATCTTCCAGACCCATTCTCAAACATGTCTTTTGCTGGCGTTGACATTCAAGCTACAATGATTTTGCCTAGAATGGGAACCCAAACTTCAAGTGATGTTGGAGACTTTATTGAACTTGGTGAAATTCAAACAATTTCATATTCCATACACAGAGAGAATAGCCCAATCAGAACTCTTGGGCACGTAAATCCTAGGGGATTTGTGAAGGGCTCTAGGACAATAGCTGGTTCTTTAATTTTTACCGTATTTAATGAATACGCATTTTATAGAATAAAAAGCTTCAAAAAAACCTTAGCAGAAAAAAACTATGCTCCGCTAGCAGATATGCTACCACCTTTTGATATTGTTTTAACATTCTTTAATGAATATGGTTTAGCTGCTAAAATGAAAATATACGGAGTTACTATAGTTGACGAAGGTCAAACTATGTCTGTAGATGACCTCATTACGGAACAGACATATACTTATATGGCAAGAGGCATACAGCCTTTAATGCACATAGATCCTATAGAGGATAGAAACATTTATTCTAACAGTTCCGACGATATGAGTAAGATGGAAACTGATATATCAACAAATTTTTTTGGTGATAGAATAGAACTTTATAAGAATTTTATTAACTCAAGGATAGCAAACTAAATGCCAGCAGAACAATATAGAAGAGCTCCATATAGGCCTTTTACTGCATATATGCCAAGGAATTTAAAAGAAGGCGATAATTTTTTTGACCCTATAAACGAAGCAATAGATCTTGAGTGGGGTGGTCAAAGAACTGACGAAAGATTTAATAGTTATTATGATTATTTCTTTTCAGGAGAAGATGTCAAGGTATACATAGACGGTCTTTTTGATCCAAAAGATGAAATGGACATTGCTTCAATGGCCTTTGTTGTAAAGCAAGAAAAGCAACCTTTATATGGTTTCTGGTCATATAACTATGATGCCATGATGCTAGGCACCAGGCTGATTACTGGTGAGCTTTCAGTTTATTCCAGGTATCCAAGAAGAATGACAGATTTACTAGAACAAGCAGCTAAGGTAAGAATGGAAAGCTCTAGTTCTAACCCATCATTCGCAGTTAGAAGCACTCTGGGAAATTCCACTGACCAAGCTAGAAAAGATGATGAAATTAATATTCAAAAATACTGGCTTAATTCAGAGCTTGATAGGATTACTTCGGATCCAATGTCTAGAACTTTAATCGAGGGCCAAGGTGCAGGTCATAATATCTTTAGCGCTCATCCACCTTTTAATTTAATTATATTTTATGGAGTAGAAGAAGACGCTGTAACTAATAACAAAATAGTTACATATGATTCTGCAAATAACATAAATAGACAATTAAACTCAGACAGAATTTTGGCAACGGATTATAATGAACGCAAGACTTTAACCGATCTTTCTACTTCATCTCCCATGAAATTAGTTATTCAAAATATTAATTTAATGTCTATGACAACCTCTTACGCAAGTGGCGGTCAACCGCTAGTAGAAAACTATCAATTCGTAGCTAGAGACATGTATTTTACAGACGCAAGAGTAGGGGACAATGCGGTTACCGGTCAACGAGCTACCACTCCAGATCAGACAGAAAAAGAATATACTACTCAGAATGTAACCACTGAAACCGTTACATCTGGAGTTGTTTTTAACAATGGCGAATACACAGTTTAGTATAGAAACATGATATAATTAAGGCAATAATCTAATTGCGTAAAAGGAGAAAAAATGTCAGGTCAAAAGAAGGTAGTCATTACTACTGATGAGGCTACAAAAAAAGAGCTTGGTGCTGAAGAATATGAGGTTCTTTCATTAGAAGATGAAGAAGGCGTTTATGATGACGAAAAGGGTATGACCGTTGAAGATCTTGCCGATGATGAGCATATTTGGGACGGTGGCCCAACTGCTGGTCAGATTAAACAGTGGAAATCAACGTTTGGAGATGTATATGTAACATCTATTACATTTGACAAACACATTGTTTGGAGAACTCTAAATAGAAATGAATATAAGCAGCTTGTAAAAAAAATGGAGCAACTTGTTCAGGCAGGGCAAATGTCAACTGCAGAAGCTAATTTATGGAATGAAGAGGCTATTACTGAAATCTGTTTGCTCTTCCCATCGTATGACAAAATTGCTCTCTCAAACGAGATGGCAGGTCTACCGTCGCTTCTGTCTCAGGAAATATTAGAAGCTTCTGGCTTCGTTGCCCTAGAGGTCCGTCAGTTATAATTTATGGACAATGAAGTTCTCTTAGAACTTAAGCAAAAATACGGTCCCCTTTACGCAGTTAATGTAAAGGGGACTGATTTGTTATTCAGGGAACTAACATTTGCTGAGTTTGATAAAATTTCTCTAATAGGACAGTCTCAAGGCTTTTCTTCCGCCGACGCAGAAGATGAAATTTTAAAAGCTACAATTGTATATCCAGAAGGTTTTGATATATACAAGATCCCTGCTGGAATGGTATCTTCAGTCGCACAAGAAGTTCTCGATGCATCAGGTTTCCAGTCTGCAAGGGTTGCAAAAAGAATACTTGACTCAAAAAGGCAAATTGCTGGAGAGGTTAGAAGCTTAATGAAAGCCTTTGTTTTGGCTACTATAAATACATATTCTCCAGAAGATCTTGATAATATGACTTTTTCTCAACTTTCAGAAAGAGTTGCTCTAGCAGAAAAAATAATTGAAATTCAACAAAACATATACGGCATTGAAGCTACAAATGTTAAACTAGAGCTAATAGATCCAGAAGAAGAAGTAAAGAAAGAACAAACAAAAGCCGCAAACTACAATGCTTCAAGAAAGCAGGGCGAAGCATCTTACGAAGACCCAGTTGCCAGAAAGCTTTGGGGGGCAATGTAATTAGGAGGACTATATGTTTAGGGACAAAGGACCTATACATAATTTAGGGCATGGGGTCTCCTCTAGAGATATGCCGTCTAGAGAGGGTGAAACAGAAACACCCAGTCCTAATTCAGGCTATGTAGCAAAGGCTTTAGATGCGCATCCTATGATGCGTTTTTTTGCATCTGCTGGCACAGCAATGCTTGTTACAACTCTTGCTTCAAGGTTAACAAAATCTGGTGGATTAAAACTAGGTCAAGCTCTACAAAGGTCTTCTGATTCAGCCGTAACAGCCGGAAGAACGGATGCCCTTTCCACCAGGGCAATAAGAAGTATTACTGAAATAAGAAAAGAACTAGACAACCTCAGTGCAATGCACCGAAGCATTGACGGAGTAGATGATCCATATCTTAAGGCTGTTTATGAAGTTGATGGAAAACTAACAACTGGTTATAACCCCACTTTAGGTAGAAGGAAGTTCTTTAGGCCTCTAAGTCAAGAAGGTGCAAGAAGTTCTGCTAGAGGCTTAACCTCTGAGTCTGCTGAAGCCTGGACGATGAGAGACGAGCTACAGGTTAGGCTTGTCAGAGCTGCCAGAAGAATGCCATATGAGCTACCTGCACTGTACGTAACTCAAAGAGCAGTTACTGAACCATTATTCGGACAGGATCAAGAGAAGAAGAGATTAAATTGGTATAATCCAGCAGACGTAATCTCTGACTTTGTAAAGCAGTCTACCTTAAACCTTGCAACAATAATATTGCCTTTTGAGGCTGTAGGGGCAGCTGGAGCAGCTGGAAGAAGTTCGCTCACAACATTAGCTGGGTCAATGAATGACCTTAGGGCTTTGTCTCCCATTCAAAGAAAAGCAGCAAACGCTGCGATAGATATTAGATCACTGCTCGCTGAAGTTGGTCAAGATATAGCAGGAATGACCAATAAAGTTCTCAAGATGTCTTCTCAAGCAAGTGGCGCATTTGCTGCGGGCGTATCTGAAGCTGGCAATTCTCAGCCAGAATTTGTTCAGTCTTTAAGGGCAGCCAGACACGGAGCAAAACAAGCTGTTCAAGATATGTCCAACGCTGACAGGTCTAAGAGACTTAAGGTGATGACCGCTAGGGCCAGAGGATTTTTTACTGGAACAACTGAGGATGGAATAGGAATACTTGACGTATTTCCAACGTTTAAAGGCGCAGGCGTAGGAATTGCCGCAGGAAAAAATCAATTCAAAGCTTTAGGTGTGGCTCATGATGTTGTTTCTGGAAGACTTACAAAAGAACAAGCACTAGGAAAACTTGTTGAAAAGTTTGGATACTCAACAGACGATGCATTTACTACTGCACTAGCTGAAAACGCAAGTAGATTAAAACTAAGGGGCTTAGATGGAACTTCTGCAGATGAAATTTTAAATAAAGCAATTAATGCAGTTCAGTCTCAACATTCAAGTAAACTTACCAGACTTAGTCAAGATTTTTATAGGCTTGGCGCTGGAGGTCCTGATACGCAAAGATTTAAAGGAAGTGATTTTTATATAAGATCTTTAGAAGATGAATATAAAAATCAATTATCCAGACATTTAGTAAACGTAAAGGGTATAGATCAAAAAGCCGCAGATAGTTTTGTTGCTCAAATAAAAATAAACAACCTTCCTTCAAGTAAAGTAGCTTCTGAAGTAACAAACAGGATTTCTTTAGGTAGAAAAACACAATTTAGCGACGACGCAGACACTTTTTTTGACGATATCCTAGAAAGATTTAGGGGCGTTAAAGGTGGAAAAGATTTCCAAGCTGCAATTGGTAATGGTCAAGCGCTAAAAGAATCTATAGAAGAAGTAGATAGGCTTTTTGTATCGGAGGAATTTAGAAGATCTCTTAACGAAAAAATTAGAAGCAATTGGAATCAATTCAGAGTTGGTTCAATGCCAGAGATAGCTTCAGATGTTTTGAAGCCGGCTAAGCAAAGTTACCTAGACTTTATTGGACCAATATCAGAAAGTAAACAAACTTTCCTTCAAAGAAAAACTGCACAAACACTTGGTATACCTCTACTGCAAAAAGATGGAAGAAGAATAACCCAATCTGTTCTTGAGTCAAAGTTAGTTGGTCAAGGATTTGATCCAACTGACTTCAGTTACATGAGAGATTTCTTGCTTAACCAAAGAAAGCTAACAACTGGATTTTTTGGAGGTGGTGCAGCCAACATTCTTGGCTTAAGGCCACTTCTTGTAGACGAAGGAGTTGACAGAGGCCTGTTTAAATTTATGCCTCCAGAGCAACAGGCTTCAATTAGGCAGCTTGCTTCAACTCAAGCAACTTTTGATCCAGTTACTGGAGGTTTAGGTTCAGCTACTCAAACAATGGGTAGAAGCGCAATAGGTGGAGTATACCAAACAAGATCTGGGGAAATACTTGACTTTACAAAAGTTACAAGTATGCTCACAAAAGCAAAAGACTTTATTGCTTCTGATTTTAGAATTCCAATTGTTGGATTTAATCCAGCAGATTTGATGGGCAATAGATCTTTAAGGGATATAAGAAACTCTCCAGTAATTCAATATGTTTCTTCAAGATCTGTACAACCATTTATACCTCAAACAGAGACAAGACCAGATTTCTTTATCCTCAATAGAGTTAAAGGAACCAAAGGAGTTCTTAGGTCTTTTAGTGCAGATGAATCAGGAAGACTGAGTGCATCCAAACTCCCTGGTTTCTATAGAGCAGCTCCTTCGGCAAGTACAGAAATATTTTCAAGAGAAGCTAGAAATGCATCAGGATTATCTGGTGAAAGAGTTGACACATTAGGTGGGCAAAAAACTAGATTTAGTAGATTTAAAAAAATATTTGATATAGATCCAGAACAGCCAAATTCTCTTTTTAGGCTTGGATCAAGATTTAAAAATAGACAGTCTGATATTAGGAATCCAAGAGTTCTAGCTCAACTTTTATCTAATCAAAATAACACTATTACCTACAAGACTCTAAAAGGACAAAGGTCATTAAGCCTTAGAGATCTTTCAGTAGTAGATGAAGCTGGAAATCAGGTATACAGTCAGTCACAAGTTCTTTCTGCGGTAGAATCATTTAGAAAAAGAATATTCAACTTTAATATAAATCAAAGAGTAATGAGAGAGCTTGAAGAAGTTGCTCCAGATTTGTTCAAGTCCACATCAGGCGTAAGAGCAAGTCAGATTAGTACAGTTCAAGACGTAAGAGAAGCCGTAAGAATACTGTTTGCCGAGCAAAGTCAAGTATATGCAGAGTTAAGAAGAGCTGGAATTGATCCAACCAAGCTTTCAAAGTCTTTTTCAAGACTTGGAGGCTACATGGATGAAACTCAGTTTGATGTAGATAGAGCTTCTTCTGAAATATTTAGATACATTGCTCAGAGAAATCAAATGCTTAGGCAGACTACGCCCGCAGCATCTAGAACCATTAACGTAACAGACGACATATTTACTCAAATTGAAAAAGTAACAAGACAGCTTCAAGCTGAAGGTAAGATAGGAATTGATGCAGCTGTTGAAGCTAGAGCTTTTGGTGTTGCCACATTGTTTAACTTTAGTGCATTTAGTACGCATCAAGGAGCGCTTGGAAGAACAGAAAACGCTGTAAAGGCTTTGAACAAAGTCATATCCACCGCTAATAATAGTGATTCTGTTAGAAAACTTTTTGGAGAGTTCACTAGAGGCAATACCTCAATGGTTAATTCTTCAATTAGAAGACCAGCTTCAAGGTTATTACCAGGTCTTAGTAGAAAGTTTGGGACTGCTCCTTATGAGTTAAATGATCTTTCTGTTAATATTCTTGGCAGTGGACAACAGTACACAATGTTACCCACATTTGGAACAGTCTTCGCTAGAAACCCAATGGCAGCTGTGAAGAGTGCCGCAGGAATAGGCACCTACAAAAATCCTGAAGCATTTTCTACTGGGTCAATACCCACTGCTCATATATTTGGTAGATTAAATAAATATTTTGGAACATTTGGTATACAGTTAGATCAGTCTCAATATGGTGGTCCTTTAGATCTTTACTTTAGGGGAATGGTTGGTAAAAGAGTTCTTCCAATTACAGCTGCCGGTGCAACATTTATGGCCGTGGATAGAACTATTGGTGGAGCTGTTGGTGAAAGAGATCAAAGAGGAGAAAAAGTTTATTCTCCATTCTTCACTACAAAACTAGCTAGAGCAGCTGTTGAAGGACAATCAATAGGTGCAGGTCTAGTTCCCGGTGGCATGTCATATCAAGAAAAGAAAGATCAACTTCTTAATGGTGAAGTAGCCGTTAGGCAGGGTAGATATTGGCCACTGGGAACAACTCCATTTAAGGGTGGAAAAGTTCTCTACTACAGACCATCTTATTATAGAAAATTAGCAGAAGGCACTGGTTTAACTTCTGATTCGTATTCTTCGCCAGCAGAAAAACTGGCATTTGGTTATGATTTTTCGCCACTAAGACCATTTGATCCATATAGGTTTGAAAGAGAACATTACGACGATAGGCCATATCCTGTAACTGGAGAATATTTTACCGGACCCTTTGGTCCTGCTACGGCTTTGGGTAATTTAACTGTAGGAAAAATTCTTAAGCCACAAATTGAAATGCATCAAAATGCCGTTGCGGCAGGGTTGGCAGCCTATGTTCCAGTTGGAGATTCTGGAGCATATAACGCCCAAGGACTACTGGATTCTGGAAAAGCTTCTCCAGTCATGGGCGCTGGCGGTTCAATTGCATCACTAAATGCTGCAAGTGGAGGGTACTACGGTGCAGGAAGGCAGATAGCTGGCTACAACAACGCCATGTCTGCAAATGCAGGAGCAATGGCTACTGCTAGCAGATCGGTCACTGGTCAAATAGGATCTTATAATAATGCGTTGACAAATGCAGCTTTAGCTGGACCAAATAGAATATCTCAAGCAGGGGGCATAACTTATGGTCCACCAAAAGTTCCTGGCATTATACCACCCGCTGTAGTGCCATCTGGAGCTCCAATATCAACGGGCTCTGTTGCGTTTCAAGCTAGTGAACTTGGTTATAGGCTTCAAGAAACTGCAGGTATTTACGGTTTTGCATTTGGATCACTTAGGGAGGGTCTTGGCTTTGGAAATCAAGACATGTCTCCGCAAGTTTCTGCACTGCAATCTGCTTCAAAAGGTTATGGTTCAACTAGGGCATTCTGGGACCTTAACCTTGGCGGTTTGGGCGACGTTCCTATGGCTGGAGAAGGTTCTATTGGAAACATAGAAATTTCTGAAATTGTAAGAAGATTTATTCCAAAAGAAAGAAATGATGTCAATTACATAAACCCTATTCCAAACACAATGGGGCAACAGTATCCATTTTTGCCTGGGTCTGACTACTTTGTTAATTTTAAAACTGGAGATCCATTTACAAGAGTCCAAGAGGGTGAAATTAGAATGCCTGGCGTTGGATACGAAAGACTCAACACTTTATATGGAGACGAAACAGGAAGATATGGAAGAGTTAATCAGCTGGACATACTTGCAGATGTAGCGCCATATTCTAAAGAGTTTAGATCATTGAATAGAACAATAAAAATGGGAGATCTTTCTCCCGCAGAAAAAATAAAAGTTGAACAAATAAGAGGTCAAGTCGAAAATACTACTACAAAGTATCAATTTTCTCCCTATAAGTACAAAGACACATCTGCAGAAGAAATGGGAATGCACCCAACAATTCATGCACTAAGTCGAGCTGGAGAATATATTGCTCACAGAGACACTTTCTTTAATAGCAAATTTTTGAATAAAAGAACTGCTACTGAAGACTGGGAGAGAAGAAATGTTTATGGTGTTACTTTCCCAGAGTGGCAAAGACCGTATGAAAGCTTTATACAACCAATGATTAATAAAGCTTCTCAAAGAGATCCAATTGTCGCAACGTTTGCAATGGCTGCAGCTGGATCATTCTTTGGTAGAACTGCAACAGCAAAAACTGTTGGATCTTTAGTTGGTGGTCTAACTGGACTCACATCTTCTGTAAAAGGGAATATTCATGAGCTGGTAACCGGCGAAAGACAAATGCCTAAAACAAGAGTCAAAGAACTTGCGCTAGAAGAATATATAGATATTCTTGGCTATGTTAAAAATACAAGTTTAGCAAACGAGGCAAGAGCTAGGGGAGACGCAGCAGCAGCGGCAAGCTTTACATCCGCAGCCAAAAGAACAATGTATGGGGCAGATATCTATGGTGGTTCTATAGATAATCTTTCTTTGGCAATTCCAAAAAGAAAAAGAGAACATTTTAAAGCCATGATAAATGCCCCAGAAGAAGAAAGAGAAAGAATTCTTTCAACTTCTGGTAGACTGGAAAGAAGAATTTATCAAGCTGCTTGGGGCATGAAAGTAGAAGAAAAACCAGATTTAGCAGAGTATTTTTCTAGACACGAACTACCAGATCAGCACTGGGAAGGTTGGCATCCAAATACTAATCTAGAACATGTTAAAATAAAAATGGGGCAGTCCATGGGTCTAGAAATGTCACAAATGGGTTACTATCCACAACAGGTTAAAGAAGCAAATTTAACCAATCCTTCGTATCCGTCATTTTTTGAAAATAACTCTGAGGAAAATGTTGGCTCGCAACTTAGGGCCATGATGTCTAGAATGGGCGTTTCTGGAAGTGTAAGAGAAAATAGAAACCCATACGGATCCAATGCTATTAGCCTTTCCTCAGCTATTTCTTCTTCTATAAATATATTTTAGGTAGATAAAAATGCCAAGAATTAATCCACTTGTAAGCACAGACGCAATGCCAATAAGAAGGCTTGAGGCAGAACGACGTCTCCTTAGAAGAACAATGTATGGAATGACCGACATGATCAGAGTTGATCTTGAAGGTGAAAATTTAGTTTATACGTTAACTACAAGTGGAACAACATTTAACACCGCAAAAGAAGCTATTGACGCAGCTGGTACAACAGGAATGACAACCTTTGCAAGACTAACTGGAGATTTAGAGACATCTTCTTATAATTTAAGAGGACTTGGTGGACTTGAACAAAGGCTCAAAACTATTCAGACTATGTTAGCCAACGATATGGGCCTAGCTACTAGATTAGGTATAGAAGATCCTAATTTAATTAGATTTGAAGTTGGAACCTTTAAGACAAAATTAGGCAATAAAAAAGTACTTAAAAATATAGTTGATCAAATTGGAGAAAATTTTGGCTACATGGTCCCCGATGACAGCGCCTTTAACTTATTGAGAGTTTTTTCTGGAGACAGAGAAATGACGGTTGGAGAAATATCAAGACTATTTAACGCAACATCAGAAGGTCTTGGTGGAATTTTGTCTACAAATGATTTAATGGAAGCCTTAAAAAAGGGTCCAGAAGCAGTTGCTTCAATGTACTCAAAGTCAGGTAAGCGTATTAGAGGAGCAATTGGATTAAAAGATGTATCTTTAGCTGGTGATGATTTAGCTAATCTATTACAACAAGTTAGCGGAACAACAAAGCTTGATACTAAATCTGTTAGAGTTTTTAAAATTGACGAAGACTTAAGGAAAATAGCTGAAAACTACATAAATGCTTTAAGTTCTCCAGAAGCTTCTGCTTTTACAGATCAGCGTTCAAGAACAGCATTCGCAAAACTTCAGGCAATAGATTTATTTGGAGATACCGTTGAGGGGCTAGAAAAAAAAGCTTTTTATTCTAAGAGTGGAACCGTAGAAGTTGTCACCGGTGCGTTAAAACATATGAAAGTTCTTGATGACGATGGAAATGTTTTAAGACAAATAAGTTCTCTGGATGAAGAAGGTCAAAAAATTCTTACTCAAAAATTTGAATCAGCGTTTGATGGTACGTCTGTTATCAATTCAAAAATGTTTAATGCAATAAGATCTCAAATTAAAAACGAATTAGAAATGTTAAAGGCTTTTCCAGAAGGACAACGGCCGTTCACAATATGTTTCTAATAAAATTTTAGAACTTACTTCTCAATTAGATAATCTTGAAGGAGATAGTTTTCAAGCTATAACAGCAAGAATATTTATGAACATAAAAGAACGTTTCGGGGGTGCTGTTGACGAAGTAACAGTTCCCAGAATGATTAAAGCCGTTGTTGATCAATCCAGTTTTGCAGATGCCTTGAAAAACTATTCAATTTTAACAACAGATGTGGCTTTGAAAAAAGAAACAGCGATTATGGGAACCGATGATTCAATAAACTTAGTTCTGCAAGGGCAACCTTCAGGCAGGGTTTATTATGATCCACTTGCTCCAGCTTTTCATGGTAATTTATTTTCTGATCCAAAATATATGGCAGCACAAGAAGCAAGACGAAATAGGATTATTGCTTCTTTAAATCATGCAATTGAAACTGGAGAAATTAGATCTAATTTAAGAAGGCAAATATATCAAACCGCAGAGAGTACATTAGATGCGATTCCCGAAGCATCTAGAAGTTCAGCTATGAGAAATAGACAGTATGCTCGCCAACTAAAACAAGCTATAGAATCCGGTATGGACATTAGAACAATGCCAGATCTTCTAAATCATCTCAAGAAAAATGCAGCCGCAGACTTATTCAAATTCAAAGATGGAAGTTATTTGCCCGCTTTAGAAGATACATTTAGAGTGGCTCTTGATACAGAAGCTTCTGCTTTTACTGGTAGAGAAACAAAAGCAGCTAGATTAGGAGAAGGGTTAA